CTACACTGAATAACAATCACTCCTCACCGTAAAGTGACCGATACTGCAATCAAACTCACACTGCTCTCTGGCCACAAGCATTGATAATGTTATTGGCTCTCTGCTTAGTGGGTGATGCATCCCATCATTAATTATACGAGAAAGAGCCATTTCATCATATAAACTACATACTCTGGAACCTTCAGCATTTCTTAAAAAAACACCTCGTTGAGGAATTGCCAGCGTAATCGGGCACTGTAATGCTTCATCTATGTAAGACATTTCTTCAATATTAACTAAAAATGAACATGAATGTAATCGCCGCTGTAACAATTCAATTCTGTTATCATTACTATGCATAAATTCAGAAATAACCTGCCCCATATATGTACTGAATACATCAAGAAATGAATTGCCTCCATTCAATTGATTTTCAACAGAATCAGCCAATCTAATGATATCGGCTAGTTCTGTATGGCTTAAACCCGAATATAGTTCCCCTTGAACAGGATCTACAATAAAAGCGTCCATAGCACTCTGATAGCGAACAGAAAACGATCATTCTCCTATTGTGAGTCTTTCCATTTGATGATCTCTGGTCGCACGTTGTAAAACTTCAACATCTTGTGTTGACAAGTAATTTCCAGAAGACAAATTAAATGAAAATGGCATAATTTTATCCCTAAAGCATATATCTTACTTTTCGATAATTAACAAAAAGCCATCCTCCACAGCAATACTCCATCAGAATAATTGTAGGATTATTTTAATCTAATTTATAAGCATAAAATATATACTCACTAAATAGCTGCGCAGAATAGTAGATCATTTAGAGGGAACTCAACCCGATTGTGCGATCTGATCAATCGCCAAATCAATACAAATCACCAACCGGACTGAGCAATGTCGATCATACCACCAATTTCCCGTGACGAACGACGCCTAATACAGAAAGCCATCCATAAAAGGCTGACAGCCATGCTGATGCTGCACCGGGGCGACCGTGTCAGCGACGTTGCCCGCACACTATGCTGCGCCCGTTCCTCTGTTGGGCGCTGGATTAACTAGTTCACACAGTCGGGTGTTGAGGGACTGAAATCATTACCTGCCGAGCGAGCCCGCCGCTGGCCGTTTGCGCATATCTACACACTATTACGTGAACAGGTAAAATATTCACTCGCGACTTTGGCTACAATTATTCACGCTGGAGTACAGAACTGCTGACAATAAAAATCAATGAGATAACCGGCTGCCTGTTACATGCTGGAACCATTCGCCGCTGGTTGTCGTCTGTGGGGCTTGTGTGGCGAAGGGCTGCGCCAACTCTACGTATCCGTGCCCCGCCTAAAGATAAAAAGATGGCAACAATCCATAACGCACTGGACGAATGCAGCACAGAGCATCCGGTCTTTTATGAAGATGAAGTATTTATCCATCTTAATCCCAAAATCGGTGCGGACTGGAAACTGCTCGGGAAGCAAAAACGAGGGGTCACGCCGGAACAAAATGAAAAATATTCTCTGGACGTAGCGCTGCACAGCGGGACAGGTTAAGTCAGCTGTGTGGGCGCCAACAGCAAAAGTTCGGCGCTGTTCATCAGACTGCTGAAGCGGCTTAAAGCTACATACTGTCGGACGAAAACCATCACGCTGCTCGAGGACAACTACATTATCCACAAAGGCCGGGAAACCCAGCGCTGGCTGAAGGATAAACCGAAGTGCAGAGTCATTTATCAGCCGGTTTAATCTCCATGGGTGAATCATTTTGAATAGCTATGGCAGATACTTCACGCCACAATAACGCGTAATCATCAGTGCCGCTCAATGTGGCAACTATTGAAAAAGTTCGCCATTTTATGGAATCCGTCAGTCCATTCCCCGAAGGCAAACATGGGCTGGCAAAAATGTGCGATATTAGGCGCAGCTATTTAGTTATTCCGTCATTTCTCCCGCCCGTGTAAACACTACTGAATCTTGTCGTTGTGACAAAGCTATAAATAGTCAATCACAGCACGTTTCTGCGTACGACGCGCTGCAATTTTCTTTACGATTTATAACTGTACAGGTGAACTATGAGTTATTTGGATACATACATATAGTGTAACGCCTGTTGTATATTTTACTCATATCTTTTTACAGGATGAAAACCAATGATACTGGCGCATAGCCTCCTCCAACCTTACCCCTGTATAACACGACTCATATAACCTGGGATTTCATTTCGTAGTTTTACAATATCAACACCCGGGGCGATATGTTTCTGATAAAACTTGTCTGCAAGCACGTTTGCTATGTAATCTGTTGTACTGTTTTTTACAGCTCGGCTCATACCATCGCAAAGAGCATCCATTTTTTTGCCAAAAGAAGCATTTCCTATTATTATATGATTAATAGAACTTTGTGCCGCTTTAACATCAAGAGTTAGTTCAAACTCCTTACTTACAAGAGAAAAGACCATTTTCCTCTCTTCAGAAGAAATTTTTGCATTTTTTTGAAGGCAGCAATTATCAATCTCTTGGTTGATAACCCTTGACGGATATACTGTCCGTTCATCACTTACCCATCCATGAATATCTTTAGTACTCTGCCTGCTTACCGTCTCCAGTATACAGCCGCTAAATTTGTTAACATTAAAGCGGATAGAGCGCTCTCCCATTGAACACTTCACGACCTCATCATTCTTCCCACGGATGGTGCCCCGGAAAGAATTATCTTTATGATAACTGATACCAAAAGAGCTGAAGGACACACCTGTCGCATTTACTGGCATAACAAATCCTTTTCATTAAAATTTGCTTACAAAAATTGTATACAATCATTTTAATTAAAAAAATACATGTGTAAATAGCATTCGTTCAAAATTTAATTTTTTGTTTGAATCCTATCACATATTTAGTATCTTGACTCCTGTCACCAATATGGTTCAATAACATAGACTAAAGAGGGAGAAAATATGCCTGTCATATTAAACTTTTCGAGTGAAAGAGTATTGTCTGAAAGTGAACTGGAGGCTTTACGTCATGTCGGAAGAGTTAGTCAGAGTGAACAGCTTGTTGTGAGAGGCCGCACTATGAGACTTCATCATATTTCATTTATGGACAGTTTTAGCGTGGAACCGGTTTCCGGCGGACTGTTGGATCGCCTTAGTGCAAGAGGGCATCGCCTTCTCGCAGAAAATCTGGAGATACAGCTTAACAGAGGCCATACTTTTTTGCAGGCATTCCGTTTATATATGGAACAGAGCCGTGCAACCCCATGTACGCGCCAAAACGTCAGTAGTGCAATACAAAACAAAATTAACTCTCATGCATTTACTGTTAGTCATCAAGACTTTTCCTGTCATGAACAACACCTGAATTGCCCGATAACATTATGCATTCCTGAAACTGGTGTTTTTGTCAGAAATGCAAAAAACTCAGAAATATGTTCATTATATGACCACAATGCACTCACTGAACTTATCCGACGCAACGCTCCACACCCTCTCAGCCGTGAACCCTTTGTTCCGGAAATGATTGTCAGCAAAGATGAATGCCATTTTAATCTAATAGAACAATATTTTTGCATATTAGCCACACAAAATATATGCACTAGAATTTGACTGTATGGTTCGATTTAAATGTTGCAAAATTAATTTTACTAGTTATTGCCATCTATTTCATACTCCCTAATTCTTGATACAATCTGTCTGTCAAAATAGTAGATTAGATCGAACTTATATTACAGCTATTTAGTTTCTAAAATGGAATTTTTAACGTTTTATACTTCACATTACAATCTGTACCATAAGCCTCCTCAGCGAGGTTGCCTGAATACCCTGTCGTGCCCATTTTTCCATCGGACGCAGTTGTCTGCTCTCTCGAACTACTGGCAATAAAAATCAACCAGACAGCTTGATGTCCGTTACATGCAGGACTAATCACGATTGGTTACCGTTTACAAAACTTGCGTAACATTGGAGGAGAACGAATAATATTCTCTAGCTGGTACGCGTTCCATAGCGAAACGGGCAAGGTCCAACAGCAAGAGCTGAAACTCAGGGGGATTTATCAGTCGATTTATTCGCCATGGATGAATCACGCTGTACGGTTATGGTAGCTCTTAGCGACAAGGCATAATCATCAGTACACCAATGTAACAACCGTTGAAAAAGACTCATTATTTTATGAACCAGCCATCCCATTTCCAGAGTGGTAAATATGATTTGTTAAAGTGTAACAGTACTCTGCGTAGCCTTTTTAGATTCATAGTTTAATGTTTCTAAATACATTAAATTGCACTATAAGAGAAAGACATAATGTGAGGATAAAAATGCCATTTTCAATAAAAAGTATTTTTTCAGGACACACTTGGCATCAACCTGAAATATCTAGGCCTATAGCAGATAAATCATCTACTAAAAATTGTATCTTAGACTCAACAACATGCAATGTAGATGGCTTTACAGTGTTTAACAGAAGATCCTGTAGTTTTGATATGCGTCCTCCCGGAAGCGCAGACAGAACTCCACAACTGAGGTTATCAATATCAGAAGTCGCATGGATGTCAAAAATAATAGAGACAGAGACAAATAATACAAACAAATCATAGCTATTAGCCCAGAAAAGAGTTGGTACACTAGCCATGAATAACTTCCTAACAACTTGATTTTTTAGTTATTTTTTTCTTCATTCTTGAAAAAGGATGCCCCGAAAGGGTTCCAGAGTTCGATTTTCTGCGCTTCTGCAAATAATCAAGGGGTTACAAAGTGGTTGCCCCTTTGTTTTTAGTGCTCTTGGTATACCCATTGGTACATTTAGCGCAATACCATCTGGTATCACTTAAAGACACGAAAAACGTAAGCGTACAGCCTGAACCGTCTGGTCAGAATCTGACGAATTAGACAAAGTGGTGTCCACCAAATAAGTAGTGGGAACCAAAGTATCAGATATGCAGAAAAATGTGACTCCCGGCAGGCGAAAAGGCTGCCCTAATTATCCTCCCGAATTTAAACAGCAGCTCGTTGCTGCCTCCTGTGAACCCGGGATATCCATCTCAAAACTTGCTCTTGAAAATGGCATTAACGCCAATCTGTTGTTCAAATGGCGACAACAATGGCGCGAGGGAAAGCTGCTATTACCTTCTTCAGAGAGCCCCCAGCTACTTCCTGTGACTCTCGATGCAGCTGCCGAACAGCCAGAATCGCTCGCAGAGGACCCGGAAACCCTCAGTATCAGCTGTGAGGTAACGTTCCGGCACGGGACGCTCCGCTTCAATGGCAATGTCAGCGAAAAGCTCCTGACTCTGCTGATACAGGAACTGAAGCGATGATCCCGTTACCTTCCGGGACCAAAATTTGGCTGGTTGCCGGTATCACCGATATGAGAAATGGCTTCAACGGCCTGGCTGCGAAAGTACAAACGGCGCTGAAAGACGATCCCATGTCCGGCCATGTTTTCATTTTCCGGGGCCGCAGCGGCAGTCAGGTTAAACTGCTGTGGTCCACCGGTGACGGACTGTGCCTCCTGACCAAACGGCTGGAGCGTGGGCGCTTCGCCTGGCCGTCAGCCCGTGATGGCAAAGTGTTCCTTACGCAGGCGCAGCTGGCGATGCTGCTGGAAGGTATCGACTGGCGACAGCCTAAGCGGCTGCTGACCTCCCTGACCATGCTGTAAATCTCTTTATCCTGGTTGTCACAGAATAAGCCCGGTAAAATACGGGCTTATGAACGACATCTCTTCTGACGACATCTTCCTGCTGAAACAGCGCCTGGCCGAACAGGAAGCGCTGATCCACGCCCTGCAGGAAAAGCTGAGCAACCGGGAGCGCGAAATAGACCATCTGCAGGCGCAGCTGGATAAACTCCGCCGGATGAACTTCGGCAGTCGTTCCGAAAAAGTCTCCCGCCGTATCGCACAAATGGAAGCCGATCTGAACCGGCTTCAGAAAGAGAGCGATACGCTGACTGGTAGGGTGTATGACCCGGCAGTACAGCGTCCGTTGCGTCAGACCCGCACCCGTAAGCCGTTCCCTGAATCACTACCCCGTGACGAAAAGCGACTGTTGCCTGCGGCGCCGTGCTGCCCGAACTGCGGCGGTTCACTGAGCTATCTGGGCGAGGATACCGCCGAACAGCTGGAGTTGATGCGTAGCGCCTTCCGGGTTATCCGGACGGTACGGGAAAAACATGCCTGTACTCAGTGCGATGCCATCGTGCAGGCACCTGCACCTTCGCGGCCCATCGAGCGGGGTATCGCCGGACCGGGGCTGCTGGCCCGCGTGCTGACCTCGAAGTATGCAGAGCACACCCCGCTGTATCGCCAGTCAGAAATATACGGCCGGCAAGGTGTGGAGCTGAGGCGTTCACTGCTGTCGGGCTGGGTGGATGCATGCTGCCGGCTGCTGTCTCCGCTGGAAGAGGCGCTTCATGGCTATGTCATGACTGACGGCAAACTCCATGCCGATGATACCCCGGTCCAGGTACTGCTGCCGGGTAATAAGAAGACGAAGACCGGGCGGTTGTGGGCGTATGTTCGTGATGACCGCAATGCAGGGTCAGCGTTGGCACCTGCAGTGTGGTTCGCTTACAGCCCGGACAGAAAAGGCATCCATCCGCAGACTCATCTTGCCTGCTTCAGCGGTGTGCTGCAAGCGGATGCGTACGCCGGGTTCAACGAGCTGTATCGCAATGGTGGGATAACGGAAGCTGCCTGCTGGGCTCATGCCCGCCGAAAGATCCACGATGTGCACGTCCGCATCCCGTCAGCACTGACGGAAGAAGCCCTGGAGCAGATCGGTCAGTTGTACGCCATAGAGGCGGATATAAGGGGAATGCCGGCAGAGCAGCGGCTTGCTGAACGTCAGCGAAAAACGAAACCGTTGTTGAAATCCCTGGAAAGCTGGTTGCGTGAAAAGATGAAGACCCTGTCGCGACACTCAGAGTTGGCGAAGGCGTTCGCGTACGCACTTAACCAGTGGCCGGCACTGACGTACTATGCGAACGATGGCTGGGTGGAAATCGACAACAACATCGCTGAAAATGCCCTGCGGGCGGTCAGTCTGGGTCGTAAAAACTTCCTGTTCTTCGGCTCTGATCATGGTGGTGAGCGGGGAGCGCTACTGTACAGCCTGATCGGGACGTGCAAACTGAATGACGTGGATCCAGAAAGCTACCTTCGCCATGTGCTTGGCGTCATAGCAGACTGGCCGGTCAACCGGGTCAGCGAACTGCTTCCGTGGCGCATAGCACTGCCAGCTGAATAACACATCCCCGTCAATACGGCCCTCGCTGTACGCTTACGACATCAGCGTCATACAGCTCTTTAAACGCAGCCGCTATTTCGCGGGTTGTCAGGCCTTTGGCGTACAACGACAGGATCTGGTTATCCATCCCGGTGATCCGGGTCTGGTTTTTCTTCACAAGTTGCGGTTCAAAAGAGCCATCACGATCGCGCGGAGTGCGTAGTTCCAGGTGGCCATCACCGGTGATAACGGTCTTTGTGGAATAGCCATTGCGGGAGTTGGCACCCGGTTTAGGCTGGTTTTTATCGTAGCCCAGATGGTGGGACATTTCAGCGTTGAGAGCTGCCTCAACGCTGATTTTCTTCAGCAGGCGATCGAACTGGCTGAGATCTTCAGGGGTTTTGAGATTTTTGGCCAGTTCGTTAGCCAGAGCCTGCAACTGTTTTTCGTCCATAAATTAACCTGCTTTTGATGTTGGATTGAACATATCAAAATCAGGCAATTACACAAATCTATGTACAGGCTCCTCAGTAAATATCAATACGGTTCTGGCGAGCCGCTTACGATGCATGAGAATCACTAATAGTATGTAATTATTACATTTTATTTACAATGCTGTTTCTGTTGGTCTGCATCCATAATTATGAAATGCTGACTTATGGTGTCAAAATAACACATATTCCTTTCAATAATCATTTCTTTTACTATCTTTTCCCTGCTGAGAGGGTGGGGTAGATGTTCTCTTGTGAGATTCATGAACGCAGACTTATCATAAAGAGTGCATATGTTGGAGTTCAGTGCATTCTTGACAAAAACCCCTTTTTCTGGAACGCATAATGTTATTGGGCACTTAAGAAATTGTGTGTCGCAAGAGAATTCATCAGGATTTACAACAAATGAATGAGAATGGATTTTATTTTTAAGGGCGTTTTCGGCCCCTTTTTTCCATCCTATATTTGAAGATAATTGAAGCATAAAATCCTGAGATATTTGTGCAAAACTTCGTCCGTTGTTGATCTGCTGTTCCAGGTTGCGAGCAATAGTGTTTTGTCTCGCCATAAATATGGAGAAATGATTACTGCATACAGGATTTACTGTAAAACCATTGACTGATTCGATATAACGGATATCCATTTTATAACGTTCTTTTATGATTACAGTATCATTTTGATTTTGCTGCACAATATAACGTAAAGATGCTAGCTCATTCTCAGGTAAGATACTTCCTGCTGTGAAGTTTAAAAATATAGGCATGTTTTTTCTGTAATACAAGTCGATTGTTTGTGATTTCGCGCTGTAGGTATATTATCATTCATATTTAACTTCCTAAAGTATGACCTCGTAGGGAGATAAATGCAATACTTAAAGGTAGATTGAAATGATAAATTAGCGCTTGGTAAATCCAGAATTTCATAAAGAGAGAGGTGGTGTTTTTTCATAGCGCTGAGATGTAAGTTGCAACATGTATTATATGCAAGAGAATAGGGAGTACTGGATACATTAACTCTATGTAATCCATTCAAGATATTAATGCAATTGAAATAAATAAGAAACTCTAACTCTCTCCCCTCCCAGGAGAAATCCACCAATCTGCCCTTCCATTACCTGCTGACGCATCTCCGCCATCTCATTCGCGAATGAAGTCGATGATATATATGATACTAATCCAGGCATTACCATATTCCTTCATACAGATAAATATTTCCTCTGGGCTTCATAACAAACATCTCCCTGACATGACAACAAAAACCGGAGCCGGACTCCGGTTTTTGTGAATCCGTCGGCTATTTCATCCCGCCAATATTTCCCCGTCAGCACGCCAGATTTGCAGCGGCCTCACCACTCACTGTATATGCTTTTTAGCTGCATCCAGTACACCAATTACCACATCCTTATACCCTGAACATCTGTAGCATTTCATATAAGCAACTGGCAGTTAACATATAGCTTGGGTAATATTTATTTCACTTATCCTTTATGACAAAGTTTCCTTTGGTTTGGTCATAAATACATTGTTCTTGACTTACAATCATTGATGACGTTATTGGTTCTCGTGTTAGCGGGTGCTTCCCACCGTCGCGAACCAAATGAGAAAAAGAAACCGAATCAAATAAGGTACAAACCAAAGAACCTTCTGAATTTTTAACAAACACACCTTCTTCTGGTTTATCCAGTATAATTGGGCATCGAACCGCCTCGGATGGACACTGAAGGCTCTCCGTATTAACAGAAAACTTACATTGTGATATTTTCCCCTCAATATCACCATGTGATTGTGTGTTACCTGAACCTGAAACCATTCTTAACATTATATCCCTGAGCGCTTCAGGACCACCATTAAGCCCTGTAAGTAATAATCCAGAAAGCAAACTGTTATTGCCCCCACTCGCCAGAAAGCGACCATCCGTTTCACTATATGTGATACGGACCGTCTGCCCGCCTACTGTAATTTCTCCACCGCCACTGGCGGCCATTTGAGCACGAAGAACCTGCATTCAGGTGGAAAATGAATTGGATGCAATAGCTGATGTTAACGGCATGACAAAACTCCCTATTTAAATATTCATTCCAAACACAGGGAGTCATAACAAACAGCCCCCATACATGACAACAAAAACCGGAGCCGGACTCCGGTTTTTGTGAAGCTGTCGGGCTATTTCATCCCGCCAATATTTTCCCACGTCCCGTCAGCACGCAGGATTTGCAGCGGTCTTACCACGCACTGTATCTGCTTTTTATCCGCATCCAGTATCACCACCTGCGTGATTACCCTGTCCTGCTCCGGGATAATACCATTCTCATCGGACTCCAGAATGTCTGCCGGTCCCAGTCGCAGCTGTGCTGTAAGTAACTCCCCGTTTTCACGGTCATCATGCTTTCCGCAACCGCACAGACGCTGCATAATTTTTTTTAATATGTTCATGTCATTCTCCTGTTCTGCCTGTATCACTGCCCACTTCATCCAGCCCCTTAACATCCTGCCACGGCCCGTCACCAAACCTGACCTGCAAATGCTGAAAAAAACCCTGAACCCGTGTGGCATCTTTGGGGTCAAGAAAGGTCAGTCCGGTGATGAGTGCGCCATCTGTATCCGGGAACCAGCCATGGCTGTTTGTCTCAATAATGTTTCCCGGCCCCAGACGGAACCGTATTTGCGTCTCCCCCGGGTCGCCCTTCGGCCCCTGAGGTCCGGTTGCCCCCACCGGGCCAGCCGCACCTGTTTCTCCTTTCGGTCCCTGTGGGCCTGCCGGGCCTGCCGGGCCTGCCGGACCAGCATCACCTGCCGGCCCCCTTTCACCGGTTGCCCCTGCCGGACCGGTGTCTCCACGCTCTCCTTTATCTCCCTTCGGCCCCTGAGGACCCGCGGGACCCGGTTCCCCCTTTGGCCCGGGAGGCCCCACCACCGTGGGGATTCGGTTTACGGCCTCTTCCGCCGCTATCCTGCTTTGTTCCGCTGACTGTGCGCTTTCTGCTGACTCCCGGGCTTTTTCTGTTGCGGTCGTTGCATCCCTGGCTGCATTACCGGCTGCACTTTCTGCCGTCTTTTTTGACAACTCAGCATCTGCTGCACTTTGTGATGACTCACTGGCTTTTTGAGCGGCCGCAGAGGCCGAGGACGAGGACGCCTCCTCTGACTGCTTTGCAGCGGCTGCACTTTCTGCCGCCTGCCGGGCTGACTCCGATGCATCCCCTGCTGAAGTGTCAGCATTTGCCGCGCTCTCTTCTGCCTGACTGGCTGATATGCCGGCATTCCTCGCGGACGTCTCCGCCTCTCCGGCATTCTTCTTCGCCTCCTCAGCGTGACGCGCCGCTTCTTCCACCATCAGTTCAAAACGACGCAGTGCCTCCGGCCGGACGTCATCCTCCGACATGGCACCGAGAAAATCATTCAGCGTCCCCGGTTGAGAATCTTCATACACGGTGATGGTCCCGGCATGTGACGGCGGGAACCCTTCCACCAACAGAATAACGCTGTACTGACCGTACTCAACGTCCATGCTGTAACGACCGGCTTCATCCGGATTTTCAGAGGCCACCGTGTTCACCACCACCGTGGCGCTGTTACGTCTGGCTTTCAGTTGAATGGTGCAGTTCTCTACCGGTTTTCCTGTGCCGTCTTTCAGTACACCTGAAATCTTTACTGCCATATTCACCCCACAAAAAAGCCCGCCTGAACCGGCGGGCTGTCATAACACTGTGTTACCTGGCTAATCAGAACTTATAACCGACACCCACGATGAAACCGTCAGTGCGCCAGTCGCCACTGCCGGAGCCTTCATAAGCAATATCAATGGCCACGGATTCGGTCGGGTTAAACTGCACGCCAGCCCCCCACGCCAGAGACGTGTTGCTGTGGCGACCGTCATCACTTCCGGTCAGCACATCGTGCGTTTTCCCCTTGTTGTCAGTTACGCGAAGATAATCCCCGGAGAAAGTCGACACACGGCTGTAAGCCACACCCGCCATCGCATACGCGCTGAACCATTCATTCACGCGCACAGACGGCCCCGCCATTACGCTGAACCAGCGGTTACGCACGGAATCTTCATGCCAGCGGGTATCGCTGTAACGGGTAAGCTGGCGATTCTTGTCTCCTGCATAGCTGAATGACGTCACCAGCCCCAGCGTGTCCGTAAATTCATAACGGTATTTCACGTTAATCCCGTTAAGATTATCGCTACCGGGAGCGCTCGTCCGGGCATGAAGATACCCCGCGCTCAGCGTGGCCTGCTGCTCAGACGCCCATGCAGGCGCGCCGGATACGGCCAGACAGATGGCTGCGGACAAAATGGCGGCATAAAGTTTACGCATAATTACCTCTCGCTTTTCTGCAATAAAAAAGGCGCCATTTCTGGCGCCCGTATATGGGTTATAAAATTCAGCTGATACTGATGCCTGCGGTGGCTTTCTTCATCACCACAACCAGCAAATCGCTGATACTTGCTGTGGGATACCAGTTATTCACCAGCCATGCTGACACCGAAAACTCCAGCGTCATGTGACCGTGACCGGCAGGCATATCAATAACGCCACTGTAAATCAGCGTATTATCCAGCGCGGTACGGTTATAAATTTCAGCACCGTTTTTCCGCACTATCAGACGGCATGAGGAGTAAATATCAGTATGCTCTCTCTCTCATGTTTAGCGCCGCTGAATGCCACCGCCGGAATAACAATCTGCCGGTCAAACGGCTGATCGTCATAAACCCTGACGGTAATGGTCCCTGATGGCCACCGTTCCGGTGCACGGGAGTCCCGGGGGAAAGCTTTGCCCACTGTTTTAACGAGATCGCCTTCAATCTGGTTCGCGGACAGTTTTCCCAGAACCCGACAGTTCTCGTTAATCGTGACGTTGTTGAGCGTCCCGGAGTTCGCATTCACACTGCCACTGATATCCGCATTTTTAGCGGTCAGCTTTCCGTCTGATGTCAGGGAAAATGCCGGAGGATTGCCGCCACTGGTAATGGTGGGAGCCGTCAGATATTTCAGGAACACTTCATTCATAAATATCTGATCGCCCTGACCAACAAACATCGGCTTTGTGTTGCCATTCGCAGGATTAATCATCGCAATCCTGTCTGCCGCCAGCAGCACCTGACTCTGCATTCCTGCTGGCGTATTCTCAATACCGGCACCGATACCCGCAATATAAAGGCGTCCGTCCTGCATCTGCTGCAGTTTCACGGCCCACATGCTGTTCAGGTTATTATTTGTATCAACCTGAACTTTCTGTATCTGCTGGATTGCCGCACTCTGATTTTCCAGTTTTTTATTGACGGTCTGCGTGATTTCATTGCTGACATTCGTAATGGACGTCCTGATTTCAGCCAGGTCCGGCGCAAGCTGACCGTTATCAATCTGCGTCCACAGCTCCTGGGCCAGATGTGTTTTCCCGATTTCTCCTTTGAAAAAATCCAGGTAACCTTCCGCATCATCGCTCGCCCGACCGACAGCCTCCACGAATGCCGATTTGCCAACAGTATTCACACTGCGGATATAAAAATAATAATCATGGCCCGGTTTGATATTGATACTGGCAGCTATCCAGTACAGCGCCGAGCCAAGATAGCGGGCTGCGGTTTCAACCTGCCTGATATCCGCAATCCGCTTTTCCGAGAACCAGAACTCAAACTGTACCGTCGGGTCATAAACGGCAAGATGCGGCGTGGCGGTTATCTGAAAATAGCCCGGCGTCAGCTCAATCCGCGACGGTGCTGCCGGTGCGGCAATCCGGAAGGTGGTGGTGGCAGGTTCACCCTGCTGGCCATAGCTGTTTATCGCCCGCACCGTCAGGGTGTATTCCCCGAGCGGCAGGCCGCTGAAACGGTGCTCCGTGTCTGCGGTGATGGCGGTGGTCACCAGTCTGGCATCCGTTCCCTTACCACTGGTCAGGCGCAGACTGAAGCGCACGCCCTTCACCACCCGCGGCGTGTCCCATTTAGCCTGCGCCAGATACTGGCCGTCAGCTGCACTCACCTCCACCGTCAGGTGCTGTACTGCCGGTGGGATGACGCTGTTCAGGGAACCTGACTGCGGCTCAAAGCGGGCACCGTTATCCACGATGGCTTCTTTTTCCGGTACGTGCTGCACCGCCGTGATGGCAAAGGTGCCGTCCGTGTTTTCCCGGACGGAGACACAGCGGAACAGGCGACGGCACAGTGACGGCAGGGAGAGTCCCCACACCCCGTATGTCTCCACACCATCAGGCAGGGTACTGACCTGTATCCGGTCCGGCGCGGGGTGTGCGGTGATGTCCACACTCACCGGCTTACCGCTGCCGTTAATCAGGTTCACCGTGGCGGCACCGGTCTCCGGCAGTGTCACCTCACGGTCCAGCGTCAGGGTGCGGCTGGCGGCATCGATGGACAGGACACGTCCGCCGGTCATGGTCCCGGCATAGTCGTTATCACAGATTTCAATAATGTCACCGGGTGTGTGACGCAGCCCCTGTGACCCAAGCGTGAAATCCACCGTCTGCGTTTCCAGCAGTCCGGTCTTTATCACCCACAGCCCGGCACGGTGGGCCTGACCGCGACTGGTGCAGCCGAACGCATCCATCTTCAGCAGGTTGCGTCCGTAGCGCAGTATGGCTTCCGGGTCTTCCACCAGTTCCGTGGAGGTCTGCCAGCCGTTCTGCGGGTCGGTGTAATTCACCTCCACCGCCGTGTGGCGGTCCTTCAGGGCGCTGAAGCTGTAGCGAAACCCCACGCCGTTATCATCCACCACCACATCACTGCTGGTGTAGGCCACACCACATCTGACGGACGGTCCTGCACAAACGTCAGCGTCTGCCCGTTCCATACCGGCATACAGCGCATCGCCGAGCAGAAATCACTGAGAACGTCCCACGCCTTACGCTGTTGTGACAGGTACGCATTGAAAGTCATCCGCGGCTCTGTGCCCCCGAAACCATCCGGGACCGTCTGGTCGCAGTACTGCGCAATGGCATACAGCGCCCACTTGTCCACATCCGCCGCCCCCAGGCGTTTTCCCATTCCGTAGCGCGGGTGGGTCAGCATGTCCCACAGGCACCAGGCAGGGTTGTTGCTGTATGCCGGTTTCAGGCTGCCGTCCCAGATGCCGCTGTACGTGCGTTTTTCCGGGTCATAGTTTGACGGTACCTGGATGATGCGACCGCGGATATGGTAGTTCACCGTCATCTGCTGACCGCCAAACTGCTCCGCATCCACCTGCAGCCCCACAATCGCCGTGTTCGGGTAGCACTGTTTCACATCGATGATTTCGGTGTATGACGACCAGAGCGTCTTATTCTGCAGCTGGTCCGAGGTGCTGTCCGCTGTCTCCCGGACCATCCGGATGTTAAAGGGCCGCTCAGGCAGATTATCCAGAATCACCGACGCCAGAAACTGCGAGGTGGTCTTGCCGTTAATGGTGACATCCTTTTCCGTCACCCAGTTACCGTTACGCTGCAACTGAATCAGCAGTCGGACAGAAGAGTGATTACGGTCGCCCTTTGAGGTGGTCTCCAACAGTGACTGCACCCCGAAGGTGACCCGCAGGCGGTCAATGTTCGCGGACGTAATGGTGCGCGTCACCGGTTTTGCCTTCGTCACTTCCACGCCCAGTCCGGTTTCAGCTCCGGAGGACTCAAAGCCTTCCGGTGGTGTCTGCTCCTGCTCCCCGGCACGCCAGACCGCGGTCACACCGTGTATCACGGGATTGCCGTCCGTGTCCGTCAGTGGGGTTTTGTTCACCAGAATACTCTGCAGTCCCTTCACCGGACCTTCTATCGGTCCCTCACCAATCGCATCAATCACACTCATCATCTGCGTGGATTTGAGATTATCCTTCGCCTCACGAGGCGTGTGTGCCTTACCGCCACCTTTTCCCATACAGCCTTCCCCTGAATAAATTAACCGCCACTTGCCATTCCGTACAGAAGTCGGATATCCTTCGCCCGAAAAGCATGAAACACATTTCTGCCATGCTAAAGAAAACCCCGGTATCAGCAGATACCGGGGTTTTCTTTCATGCCCACCGATAATCCTGTTGGTTAAAACCGGTAATGGCATAAAAATTCTGAATATCTTCACATTTTCACACACTGACTGTGGCGCTTATAATTTCGCTGCGTTAGTGTTTTTTTGCCCGAGTAACAAAAACAACTCCTTAACATTGATCTTCATTTGTCTGTCCCCGCAGCTCCGCGATCACTGCGGGATTTTTTTATGTTTTATCCCTGTCGCCCGACAACCACGACCGTTCCGCCCCCGCCTTCATCACGGGTGCTGATGTCCTGGGATATACGGCGGGAGCCAACCAGCATTTCCCCGTAAGGCACCGGCATCGGGTTCCCCTGGGCAATCATGTTATCCAGCGAGGAAAAGTACGTGTTCTGTCTGCCGTTATCCGTTGCGCGGTAATCCGGTGTTTTTGCCTTCGGGGCCAGCATCTGGGCCACACCGCCCAGAATCATGCTGGCTCCAAGTGAAAACAGCATCGTGGTGGCAGAAAAACCACCGGCTGCCAGGGCTGAACCCCATAACGCCATTGATGCCCCGGCAGTGAAGAAAGAGCCCACGATGGCTGCCGCCCCCAGCACAATCTGCAGTCCACCCTTTCCGGCCCCGGCCAGTCGCGGCACAATATGGATGACCGTTCCCTCACCCAGCTGTTCGTGAAGACGGGCGTACACCGCCTCCGGTGCCGTGTCATAACCGGCAATACGTATCTGGTACCAGCCTTCGTTCATCTGACGGCGAAAGCCCGGCACCTGTAACGACAGCGCCCGGATGGCTTCCGCTGCCGTGTTCACATACAGGCTGAGGCGGCGGCCAAATCGTTGTAAATCCCCGTGAAGGCAGATACGTGCCAGTGGCGGTGACGCCAGGCTGAATGCGTTCGTCGTTGCCATTTTTCGGAATACCTCTCCCGTTTACTCAGTTGTTCAGGCAGATGGTGAAGCAGTTCACCGTTGCCGCAGTATATGGCGGCATGATTGGCCACCGATGCGCCAAAGCAGCACAGCAGGATATCGCCAGGCTGTGCGGAAGGCAGGGAAATCCTGTAAAAACCAGTCGCCTCCATATTGTCCAGGTACAGGTTCTGACCATTGCGCCACCAGTCATCCTCACGCTCAAAATCCGGCATATCAGTCCCCGCCAGATGATAAGCATCCCGGAACAGCGTGTAACAGTCCGTCACCCCGTGCTCAAAGCGCCGTCCTGTCAGATGTGGCACACAGCGGAATTTGTGAATGTCACCCCGGCAGACCAGCCACCAGGGCAGTGCGCTTTTTATCTGCAGCCGCCGGTCAGCCTCGCTCAGCCAGGGCAGCCCACCGGGATGACTGTGGACCAGTGCCACAATCTCCCCCTGCATCTCTGCCCGCAGCCAGTCTTCCGGTGCGATACGAAAATACGCCTCCGGCTCTGCAGAAATATTCACACAAGGGATATACCACTCCCCCTCCGGCGTGCTTATCACGAAGCCGCACGACTCCGCAGGCGCACACCGCCGGGCATGCGCCAGAATCGCTGATTCAGTCTGTGTCATAAACCGGGATTTACTGCGAAAGTTTATTAATGGAAAGGAAACCGCCAAAATTAGCCACCATGCTGCGCATCTCACACCCGCGCATGCACTTGCTGCATCTGTCCTTACGGATATCCGTGGTGGGGTTGTCGAACTCATCCGCCACTGCCCCGCCCGTGTAACCACACTCATCAGAGCGGTAGGTCCACATACAGGTATTCGCCAGCATAATGCGACCGGGAAACAGCGCTCCGTCCGTCTCCGTCGGTGTTGCCAGCACAAACGAGGCTGTCATGGCCGTCAGCTCTGACATCTGCTCCACCACCCAGCGGTCTCTCAGCTCCTGCTCCGGGTCCGCTTCCGGATTGCCCGCCACAAAATTCACCGCATCCAGAAAACGGGCATACACCCGGCGGCGGACCACCGTGGCACCCACCAGGCTCTGCAAATCCTCCGCCATCCCGGTGACAAGACCGAACAGATTGGACACCGTCAGCGACGGGCGGGCACTGCTGCCCTTCCCGTTCATCTCAAAGCCACTGCCGTCAATCGGGTATACCTGATATTGCCGCCCCTGCCAGGTGACCGCCTCCCCTTTTTCATTCAGCTCATTACAGAAAAAATACCGCTCACCGCCCTGCACCGTCAGGTCGATTTCCCAGAGCACCACCCGCGGTGACTGCTCTGACTTAACCGACTCGTTCAGGCTTTCTTCATGAATATTCTGCATCAGTTCACCACCTGCTCTATCGTGCAACTGAAATCACTGTACCGGGCATTATCCGTGACACTCCACTCACGGCACACAACCCTCACCGTCCGGTTATGTTTCGGCGGTCGCCACAAAAAGGCACGGTAACCACCATGCCAGGATAAAAATTCATCCAGCCAGCGCCGGGTTGACTCATCCGTCACCCGGAACACCGCCTGAAACGTCTTCAGTTGAGGATTCAGCCCTGTGGGGCGGCGCTGTTCATAACCGTCACCAAACCGCACCCTCACCACCGACGGCTTCTCACTCACCTGCATCCCTTCACGCGGGACCAGATGCAGCGTTTTTATCTCAGCCACTCAGCATTCCTCCGTCACGTCGCATGGACAGCATCACCGCCTGCACCCGCTGGTCAATCAGCTGCACAAGACTGCCTGCCGCCTCCGGCCCTATCTGTCCGTTAGCCCCGTCATTCTGAATGGCAATGTGGTAGACCGGGGAATACACCAGACCAGCACTGCCGTTCATACTGCCCACGGCGCGTACGCCCAGCGAGCCATCCGCCGCCCGGGTCAGGGGCATAATAGCTTCAGGTCCGGCTTCCCCCATCAGCCCGGCCCCTTTTGCAAACGCAAAGTACGTGGGCGTGTCCACAATGCTGTTGCTGTACGCGCTCAGGTTTGCCGAGGTATACACGCCGCCTTTTGCATTGGCCACCGCTCCGCCCAGCCAGTCACCAATGCTGCCGAGAAATCCTCCCGCACCGGACATACCGTTTGCCGCCGTCTTAATTCCGTTGACAATCGCGGCATTCATAAGAACTTTTGATATTTCCTGCAGTACGGATGAGGCCCAGCTGCGCCATTCCACTTTATTTCCGTTCAGCATCTCCGTGATGTTATTCACCATCCCTGAGATACCCTCCGTCGCCAGCTGTGCTGCCTGTGAGGCGTAATCGGACGCATTATCCACCCAGTTACTGAATCCCTCCTGCAGCCCTTTCTGCCAGTCCGCACGCTGCACATCCGATTCGGCATAAAAGACTGCCTGGTCCTTAAGGCGTTCGCTCAGATACTGCGCGTTCTGTGCCAGCGCCTGTCTGTAAAAATCCTCACTGATATCCCCGGTCTGATACTGAGACTGAAGGTCCGCATCCTTCTGGCGGAAGCTGTCGCGGATCTGCTGCAACTCCCGCATGCGTTCCCTGGCTCGTTCCCCCTGCCCGTACCCCAGCAGTTCAGATTCATTTGATGCACGCGCAGCCACATTATCATTCTTCAGGGTCTCTTCCCGGTACCGCAACTGCTCCCGGATTTTTTGCTGGTCAATCAGGGCCGCATTGCGCAGCAGTTCCTGCTTCTGTATCTCCGACAGGGTTTTCAGTTCACCCAGCGCTGTCTGGTACTTCAGCTTCGCCAGCTCCGTGTTCTGACCGGCCAGTGCCAGTTGCTCTTTCTGCTGCTTCAGCAGCCGGGAAAAACTGTCTTCCGCTTTTTCCGTCTCTGATTTTCCACCCCGGGATTTGGGTTTATTCACCTCGTTATTGCGCCAGGCTTCCAGGGCATTACTGATATAACGTTGTCTCGCCTCCTGATACGGATCCCCCACAAAACCGAGGTCATCCGCCGCATACCCCAGTCGGACGCGCTCTTTTTCTTCCCCTTTCAGTCTGGACAGGGCCAGCTCACGCTCTGTTTTTGTCAGGGCACTCTGCTGTTTATCATCCAGAGTGGCCTGTGGCAGCCGTAACGGCACATTCACCAGTCCCTGCCGCTGCTGAAGCAGTTCATTCCCCAGCCCCAGCAGACGGTTGAATTCCGTATACTGACCGTTCATAACCAGCATGGACTGGTACACCTTATTCTGCTCTGCCGCCTGCTGACGAATTAACGCCACACGACGGTCTTCCAGCCCGGCAAGCACATCCTGAATGGACTGCGCTTTTTCCTGCATCTGTGCCAGACGGGACTGCTCAACGGCAAGCTGCTCTGTTGCCTGAGCAAGCCCTTCCGTTACGGTCTTCACCGATGTCAGATGGTTTATCATGAATCCGTCACCGGTCGTCCAGCCCGGGTTCGCCAGAACATACTGATATCCTGCGATTTTTTCCTGCAGGGATTTCACCCGACTGGCCTGTTCATCAATCAGCCGGTTCTGCTCTGTCAGCGCCGCCCGTGTTCGTCCTTCATTATCTGAGGCTTCAGGCAAAGACATTGACGGCGTTTTATGCGCGATTTCATCTATCGTCAGTGCATACTGGCGCGCAGACTCCCTGGCCTGCTCCTGATTCTGGTACAGCGTGTACCATGCTGCAGCCCCCAGCATCACCAGTCCGGGTACGCCACCAACCAGCCCCAGCGCACCGCTCATCAGACGTGAGCCCACCGCCGTTGTACTGTTCAGCGCATTCTGGGCGGCGCTTCTGGCAGCAATATTTCTGTTCAGGCGTTCCTGTGTGGCCGCCAGACGGGCCTCTGCAGCAATCTGCATCTCCGTCCCGCGGGCTGCCGCCACGGCCTGCTGAGCACGGTACACGGCTGCCCTTGCCCGCGCCGTGGCAATCTGCGTTCCCCTGAACTGTGCTTCCGCCAGTGCAACTTCATTACGTGCAGCCGTCACAAGTCCTGCCGTGGCAGACATCGCTCCGGAGGCCATATTGCCAAAGTACCGGGCAACCCCGACGGCAACCAGCGCGCCCACGGCTGTTGCCACATTATCAATCTGTCCGGCAACACCGTTCAGCATGCCGGAGAGCGTTTTTGTCACCCCGCTGGCCTCATTCGCACCGCCCACCCAGGCCATAAAGGCGTTTTCCACCTTTGTGATACTACTGGAAACCGTTTCCGGCATGGCCGCATATTCATCACGTAATATCCCCAGCTGGCTGATTAACGCGGGGACCACTTTATCCGCTGTCAGTTTTCCGTCATCCGCCATTGCCTTCAGATCTTTACGGGCCACGCCCATACCCGCAGCCAGTGCACGTACGATCCGGTCACCACTTTCATTGACCGAATTAAACTCCTCACCACGCAATACACCCTGCGCCAGCGCCTGACTGAACTGGGTGATCACCGAGCCCGCCTCTGCCGTACTGGCACCGGAGATTTTCAGCCCTGTCGAAATGGCCTCCGTCACCTTCAGCACATCATCAGCACTGTAACCATATTCACGCATCGAGGCAGCCGAACGGGCAAACAGGGCCGCATTATCCGAAAATGCGGTGCCTGTCCGCTGGCTGATATCCATCAGCACTTTCTGTGATGACGCAAATTCATCGGATGACTGTGATGCCTGTTTCAGACGGGCATTCACGGAGCTCCATTCATCCGCCAGCGAAATCAGGTGTCCGGTGGCAAAGGCACCGGCAAACGCACCGGTCATTCCGACAGCCGAAGCGCGGATTTCCGTCAACTGGCTGTGCAGCTCAGCCAGAGCCCGGCGCTGCTCCCTGGCTGCCGCAGCAGCCTGACGTCCGCCATTCTGCAGGGTCCGGTAATATTCACTGCCCATACGGGACGCCCGCTGGATCTCCGACTGGAATGACTGTGAATTTGCCGAAATTTTGATAATCAGTTCACGTAACGTCGCCATTCACCTTTCTCCGGGCGTAAAAAAACCGCCTCAGCGGTTCTCATCATTCATGACTGTGCTGCAAGGCTCAGCGCGTCTTCCAGCGCCGCAAACGGATCCACCTCCGGCTTATCCTCATCCTCGCCCCAGCAGAGCATGGCGTCCTTCAGTGCAACATTCATCCCCTGTGCCCCGAAAACCGCTTTCACGATCTGTGCATTACGGATATCCCCGCGCTCATCACCCAGCGGGGATATCCTGTCGAACTCCATCCACATCATCGCCTCGCTCGCACTCAGGCTGTGGCGCAGTTCGGATAAGGTGCGCCCCAGACGGAGCGCAAGTCGCATCAGAAAGCGAATTTCCGGGCGGGCTACTTTTTTCTGGCCGACTCTGCATCAGCGATCAGTTCCAGTGCCTGACGCAGCAACCGGGCATGTACCGGACCATAGACGGCCAGCACCTGCTCACGGTCGTCCGGAGTGAACACCCGCTGCAGGTCCGTATCACACAGGACATCGCAGAACAGCGTCACATCCGCTTCCAGGTTACGGCGGGTTTTCGCCACCACCGACAGGGTATCGTCATCCTCTCCATCACCATTGAGCACTTCCTGCCACAGATACCAGGCCTCTGCCGAAGGCTCCCGCAGCACCACGCTGACATTACCCCATTCCGGCACCTTCACCGTTTTATGACGAAACCCTGACAGTCTGGCCAGCGCCAGCGTTTTCAGATCCTTTTTCATGATGACCCATCCCCTTATCCGGCGGCTGCGCTCACTGTCACGGTGCATTCAACAGACGTCACACTCTGTGCTTTCTCTGCCGAATCGGTCACCACACAGGTATATTTCCCCGCATCAGCGGACTGCGCACCTGGCTTACTGAAGGTGTCTGTCGTCTGCCCGTCAACCGGCTGACCATCCTTCTTCCAGGCGTATTTATACGGCGGCGTTCCCCCGTTGGCACTGACTGACATTGTCAGCAGCGCACCGGTATTCACGGTAAGTGTCTTATCCAGATTTTTCACAAACGCCAGCGGTACCACAAAGGACACCGGTTTGCCTTTCAGACGCAGTGAGAACGTTGCAGCCACCACGCCGTTGGTACCGGATGACCAGGTGTGCTGGCGCACTTCCGCCAGGAATTTAAAGCCCTTACCGGACGGAAACAGCACCTTAAACGCATACAACGCGTCATTGTCATAGGCATCACGCAGGGCGTTCTGGGCCTGATTCAGATAAAAATTGCCCGACATGGAAATCTCAGACGACGCCCCCAGACCATTGATGTTCTCCTGCTCTGTGGAGCAGAGCGTGGTCACATCAATATCCTGTTTCTGCCCGGCGGTGAACTGCACTTCCTTGATGGTGCAGTCCAGGCGCAGATATTCCGCCTTATCCATAGTTTCAGCAGTCGCCGGGGCAGATGAAATCATCACCTGCGTCAGCTGTGAGCGTTCATACAAAGCAGACATTCTGCCTCCTGATAATAAAAAACCCGCACGCGGCGGGGTATGGGTTTTGTAGAAAAAAGAAAAAGTCACACCGTGACCTGAAACTCCAGGGTTGCACGGTAACAGCGGTTTTCCGGAATATAGTCCTGCATTTCACTGACGGATCCCGGGGCCAGCAGCATTATGGCTTCACGGGCGTCCTGACGTATCTGACGCGCCTGCGTCACAGTCCCGGCATAAACGTCTATCTGCACCGACACTGAGGACTCCGCCTGCCCGCCCATCACGTCCGCTGACACCGATGAAATCAGGCTGAAAACCACCCACGGAAGCGCCACCGACGGCCTGCCATCCAGCAGGGGGACCACATACGGGTACACCTGCCCGCCGGCAAGATGCGCCAGATGAGGATACAAATCCGCCTCCGTCATCGTCTCAGTACCTCATCAATGGCCCGGTTCATCCGCGCAATCGCCACCTGTGCCGCCTGTTCACTGCGCACATCAAATGCCGGGCGCACAAACGGGTGCGGTGGCATATTCACGGTCCCCATTTCCACAAACCGCCAGTAGAAAGCGTTGCGCGGGTTATCCGCCTTCATGGTGTTATCGCTGTTACCGGTGTCCGGATTAACACCCCGGATATGCACACCGGATTCCATCCCGCCATCGCGGGAGCGCCGGGAAAGGACCACCACATTGCGGCGCAGTTTTCCCCTGCGTACCGGTGCCCGTGACACCACTTCTTCTTTCAGCACATTCGCACCCGCACGGGTTGCCTCACGCAGCACCCGGTTATTTTCTGCACCACTCAGAAGCTGCAAATCGCGGCTGATGTCCTCCAGCCCCGAAAAATCCAGCAGGGTTTCGATCATTTTTCCCCTCCCAGCCGACAGAGAATTTCCAGACGTCCGCCGGTCGCATCCGGCACGGGCAGCCCGACAACGTTCAGGATCCGGTCACGCCAGGGACCACTCAGCACATGAAGTCGTGACGCTGCCGTGATTTCCCGACCGGACTGACCGCGCACCCAGATGCGGATTTCCGCCTGCGCCATTTCCGCACCGGACTGCATCCGCTCCCGGCTGCTCCTGCCCCGGATATCCGCATGAATTTTCCCGCATGACACCCATTCTTCCGTCATTTCTCCGGCAGCGTTACGGGTTAACACCGGGTTCAGAACACTTATCATCTGTGTCAGACGACCTGCAGATATTGCCATTCCCCCTCCTCATAACACCGTCGGACAACGCAAATCGTAAATCAGCACGGAAACAGAAAACGGCAGCTCCCCCTGAATCAGTTCTTCCCGCTCCGCAAGATCCGGATTCCGGTACAGCATCCCGGTCAGTCGCATGGCAGCCCCCTTCATCCGGGTTAATGCCTCGCCCGGGATCAGTTCACCGTCCTCACGAATCACCTTATCCCGGCTGCCCTGAATGTAGGCCAGCAGCACGGCGGTAGCCTGACGAACCTTGTCCATCAGCATGTCATCATCCGCGTCATGGTCGACACGCAGATGTGCCTTGATCTCTTCCAGTGTCAGTAATGCCGTCATTTTCAGCCTCCTGCATCCCGCCCACGTTTTGCAGCCAGGGTCCAGGCTGATGAATGAGCTTCTCCGGGTTTATCTTCGGTCATACTGTTGCAGTGCCACAGCGAGCCCCCCCACGTCACCGTATCGCCGGGGTGGTAGGTTTCACCGGCTCTGAACACACCGCGGTAGAGCATCACCGGCAGGGAAAATGTTTTTTCCGTACGCTGGCCACTGCTCTGCCGGACCACCACAGAGAACAACCGCTCACCCGTCATGCTGACGTCAATATCCGCCACCCCGTCAACCAGGCATTCCCATCCCCGCATCCCGTGCGTTTTTTCATACGCCCGCCAGAGTCCGCCCTGGTGTGTGGCATACGTGCCCCGGGGAAAGGATTTTTGATCGTCAATGGCGGGGAGTATTTCCAGTGCCGTGGCATCACGCCCGTCCTGCGGAGCCGGCAGGGCACTCACCGCATCCAGAACCGCCTTCTGCAGAACATCCGGATCGTAGTCACGACCATCACGCGGAACAGGAATATGGCTTACCGCCTCCTTCACCATCTGTTCAAGCATCGGACGCACATCATCCGGGGTGAGACTTTTACCGTCTGCCGGCTGCGGAATATTTGCGACCGCATCATTCACCGCCTTCTGCAGTACTTCCGGATCATAGTCACGACCGTCGCGCGGAACAGGGATATGGCTTACCGCCTCCTTCACCATCTGTTCAAGCATCGGACGCACATCATCCGGGGTGAGACTTTTACCGTCCGCCGGCTGCGGAATATTTGCGACCGCATCATTCACCGCCTTCTGCAGTACTTCCGGATCGTAGTCACGACCATCACGCGGAACAGGGATATGGCTTACAGCCTCCTTCACCATCTGTTCAAGCATCGGACGCACATCATCCGGGGTGAGACTTTTACCGTCCGCCGGCTGCGGAATATTTGCGACCGCATCATTCACCGCCTGCTGCAGTACATCCGGATCATAATCACGACCATCACGCGGTACCGGAATGGCCCCCACAGCGTCATCCACCATCGCCTGCAGAACCGGACGCACCTCATCCACCGTCACATGCTTCTGTAATACCGCCGACAGGGAAGTCAGTTTCTCTTCAAACGCTTGTGCCTGCGAGGCCATCTTCCCCTCAAATGTGCGCTGTAAATCCGCCAGCACTGTGGAAAATTCTTCTCCCAGTGCACGAATAATGGACAGTTCCCGTTCCGTCATTTTCTCAGTATCCCCCCTGAACATCGCTTTCACCGCATCATGCTCTGTTTCACTGATTGCCTTATTACCGTCAGATGCGCCGTCAGGCAGCTGTGATGAAACTGTTTTCCCGGCAGACGCGAACGGATCCTCACGGGCATCACGACGGGACAGCGCCTCCAGACTGTAGTTCTGCTGCTGAAGATACAGTGCATCACCGCCGGCCAGGGGCGGCAGGTTCTCCCGTTTACGGGCCTCATTGGGCGTGAGAAGCGTATTTTTCACCGCATCCCCCAGCGTTTTCATGCGCCGCTCACTGTCCATTCTCAGCAGCGTGGTGACATCAAATTCTGTACTCTCGTTTTCCCCCGTTTCCAGCGCCTCATCCAGTAACAGTTCAATGGACTCAATCAGCGTCTGCAGACACTGGGAATAATACTGCTGCTCCAGCGCCTCCACGTTGTCACTGGAAGGCGGGTGGCCAACGCCAATCTTGTAGGCCGGGACACGGAACACCGAACAGACAATTTCAGCCGTCATTTTCAGTTGTTCCACCGTCTGCGCATCCACCGGTGAAAACGTCGTGGGGCTGTATTTTGCCCCGTTGCTCAGTATGGCCGTCTTCCCGGCATTTTCGCCCGTATATCCGCTGTCCCAGTTCCCCTTCAGTTTTTTCGCGTTTTCTTCCGTAATACTGCCGGGGACCTCAATCACGCCTGATGGTCGCCCGCCATTTCTGAAAAAATACGTCGAATTTGCCTGAATATGATGCCCCTGCATGGCGGCCAGTCCTGCGGCATACACCGGCGGCAGCCCCACAAGCGGATGAAAAAAACAGTTAAAACGGTCGTGGATCACCTCCCGGGCAGGCACCGTCACCGACTCTGTGATCCCACAGTTCCGGTCCGGCGTGATGCGGTAGAACACCTCGCCGTCATCCGCCACCAGAGGTTCAACCCGGTTCCAGTCCAGAATACGCAGTTCTTTGATCTGCCCCCGGGGGGTGCGGATTTTCAGCACCACCGTATTGCCGTGACGCAATTTGGAATTCAGCCACAGTTCAAAAAACTGGATGCGATTCTGCTGCGCATTAGGACGACGACAGAGACGGGCAGTATCTCCCTGCCGCTTTTCCCGGCGTATTCCCTGTACATCAGTCTGCATCAGGCGAAGCCGCATTTTGGCAATATCCTGGGATATCAGCGAAATGCATGAAAACACCGCGTGAAAGGACAAAACGGTTTCCGGATCGGCTTTCACCCCCTGCTGCCAGGCACCGGCAAAAGGCTCAGCCACCGCCTGAAACAGGGACCGCCAGCCCACTTCTCTTACGTCACGTCCTGATTTCTGGTTTTTTCGGGTTCGCCGCAAAAGGTTCCACATTCGCCATGCTCCGCATCACGTTTCTTTTTCTGACCTGCCGGACGTCGCGCTGTGATGTACTCCGCCTTCCCCAGGCGAACCAGCACCTCCGCACACGGCTGTGCCACATCACGGATATCCCCGGCCCGGGCATCATGCGTGCCCTGCAGATATCGGATCTTTGCCATAACCTGTTACGGGAGGCGCACGCCTCCCGTCCTCCTTATCAGACTCAGCCGCCGGACGCACTGCCGTAGTTCACTCCGGTGATCACCGCCACCGCCGCAGTACGGCGACGACGCCAGTTGATCCAGCGCTCCGCACGGATGGCCACGCTGCCTGTCTGGAACATGGAAACCAGCTCCACCGGGGACGGCGTGGTACTGTCGCCGCCCGGCTCAGACTGCATTTCCAGTGATGCCTCGCGGGACATATCCACTGCCACGCCGCCGTCATCCGCCAGATAAATATCCGGGGCATTCACCAGCACCAGCTGGTCACCCACGTACTGGGAGACAATCACCGGCAGCCCCTGGAAGGAGCCACCCAGCAGGGTCATGTCCGGGTATTCCTTCTGACCCAGCGCATTTTTACGCATGGACAGTGCCAGGGCATTGGTGCTGGACATCAGCCAGACCGCACCGGTGGGCTGCAGGTTTGCTGCCACAAACTGTCCAAACGCAGCCTCGGCATCCGCATCCGGGTTACCGGTTGATGCCGTGCCCTTCACATCATGGGTGATGGACGCCGGGGAGACATCTGCCACTGCGGCTTTTTTCGGGTCCACAAAGTCTGTATCCAGACGCGCCACCACCGCTTCCGCCAGCGCATTACGGACCAGTGCATCAGCAGCCGGACTGGAAAAACGGATCAATTCTTCCGTCAGTACCGCAATGGCCGACACCTTCGCATGACTGAAGGTGATGGATTCAAAATCAAACTTCGTCAGGGGTTTTGCCTTACCCTCACCCACCCAGCCGGCAGCACCGCCGGACACCTGGGCGTGCACACGGATATTGAATGGCACCTGACGAAGTGCAGGGATCCCGCCCTGACCAAATCGCCCGATAATGGTCTGCGGACGCAGGTAATCAATAAAGTCCTGTGCGTATTCCTGATATTCAGACAGGCTGCCTGCCCACTGCGGATCCGTGGTGGTCCCCGCGCCCACTGCCGATTTCAGGACATGATGCAGACGACTGTCATCCGGATACTGACGACGGGCCACTTCCAGGGCTTCAGATCGGACGCCTTTAGCCGCAGCCAGCGATTTGGCAAAGCGGGCGAAGCCAATCCCCTTATCCAGTTTCTGCTCCACACGGATCACCGGCGCAGAAGCCACCGCGGCCACATTCCCGTTACCGGCCTGTTTCACCGGCTGCGCCGTGGCGGCCTTACCGGCTTCCAGTTCACGCAGGCGCTTCAGGTGCGCATCCACCTGACGGATTTCCGCTGCGGTGTTGTCGTAATGCTCTTCCTCCTCCACATCCAGCGTGCGCCCTTCCTCTGCGGCTTTGGTCATGACCTCCTCAAGGGAGGCTGCCAGCGCTGCACGCTTGTTTTCAAAACTTTTAATCTGTTCGCCAATATTCATTATGGTCTTTTCCTTATGAAAAACGGTTGTTGACTGTGCCGCAGCGCCGGCAGAAGATGCGATTTTCACCACCGGTTTCCGGTTGCCGGACGCGGCAGAAAACGGGCGGTCGTAAGATTTAATGGTCCGGATGGTGCATTCCGCATTCGCGGGCACGGTGACGGCAGACACCTCCATCAGTTCCCAGCGCAGAAAATGCAGTCCGCCTCCGTCCAGAAAGGTGTATTCATGGGGACGGAAGCCCACGGACAGCCCCCTGACCAGCCCGGTCTTAATGGCCGCCCAGACCTCATCCAGCCGGGCAGCCAGTTGCGACGGCATATCCGGTACGGGCTTCACCAGTGTTGCCGTGATTTCCAGCCCTTCGCTGACCCGGCGCACCGTACACTGCCCCACCGGGCGGGAATGGTCATGCTGCCAGAGAAACGGGATCGCACTGCCAAACTCCGCGCCCTCCGGCTCCAGGATGTCACCATCCCGATCCGGAGAAGGCGTTGACGCAATCCCGGTGATCACCCGTTCATCCTCACTGAAGGATTTCACCGTCAGCAGGGAACAGGCCCGTTTAAGAGTCACATCAGCCTCCTGAAAATAAAAAAACCGCCGCAGCGGTTCATGATGGTTACAGTGTGAACAGGGTTATATGAAAAAAACCGCATATTCTTTCTTTTTCGGTTCCGGGTTAAGGGACATCAGGGAGACCGCATTGAACAGCGCCATCAGCGGGTCAATTTTTCCCCGTCCACTGGCCTGTTTGGTGATAAGAATGGCGTTACCTTTAGGCTCCACCCGGGCATTGCCGACACACCAGGCCATCAGGGGCTGGTCACCATGCACCAGCACCCCTTCAGCCAGTTTGCGCTCGGTGGTTTTAATGGCCCCGCCCAGTTTCCAGCCCTGGCTTATCCCCACCACAATTCCGTCGGGGATCCCGGCTTCCGCCAGTGAATCCAGAATCTGCCCCACCCCTGACGGGTCAATACCGATATGGTCCAGTAACTCAGCCTCATGAATGCGACGCACATATTCCGCCACTTCCGCCGTGTCATCCCCGACACGCCGGACAATGGTCATATCTCCACAGGCAACAAGATCCTGAAACCGGGACGCCTCGCTCTTCCGTCGGACCACCGCGGTTTCATGCGCCCAGGCATGGCCCCAGCCCAGCCATTCGCGGGTTTCCCTGTCACGGCCAATCACGTACATTCCCAGCAGATCATCCAGGCCCCCGCCGTCAATCCCCACCGTCACCACATCAGCGCGCTGCAGGATATCGTCCAGGCTGACGCGCCTGCCCTGCTGCTCCCAGAAATCCGCACCCGCCCAGCGGTCAGAACGCAGGGCAAGACCAATTTCCACATTGGCATGTTTTGACATGAAGCCACGAAATGCTTCCTCACCAGCCTCCCGGGCTTTACGGTACTCCCGGTACAGAAAAGCCTCATCCACCGAATAACCGAGATTCGGGTTAACCATGGCGAGGTTTTCCATCAGCAGGTGAGCCCCGCTTTCCACCATTTCAGGAGGATGCTCAAAAATCACCGGCAGAAAGTGCGGATCATGAATTTTGCCGTCACGGACATCCCGGGCGTACTGCAGTTTCTGTCTGAACACCCCGGCTGGCGGCTCATTCGACTGGGTGGTCGTATACACCACAAACCCTTCCGGGCGGGAGGCAAGGCCGCCTATGGCTTCACGTAACATGTCCTCCGCTTTGTACTGCTTGCCAAATAACCACAGTTCATCAATCAGCGTCCCCACGGACTTGATACCGGATACCGTATTCGGATCGGCAGCCACCACCTTCAGGGTGGTGTCCGTCACCCTGTGGGTGATGGTCCGGATATGTGTCTGCACCTGACAGAGGTCATCCAGATCATCGTCCCGTCGTACCATATCCCTGGCAGGGTTGAAGGCGTTAGCCGCCACCTCCACGGTCGGGGCCAGAATGGTGTAGCCCGCCGCCTGCCGCCAGTTCAGTAACAGCGCCGTCATCATGATCCCGGCAGCCAGCGTGGACTTGCTGTTTTTCTTGGGGATAAGGATAAAAACTTCCTTGATATGGCGTACACCGGTCTGCGCATCGTAGGAGCCAAACAGGGCCGCCACCAGGTCAAACACCCACTGTGCGCAGGACTCCCCGAACGTCGGGCTGCCCGGTGCATCCACAATCCGCAGTTGTTTAAAAATCGCCAGGGCATGTGCGGCCTGCTCCGGATAAATCGGAGCCGGAATAATCGACAGCCCCTTTTTCAGGCGCTCTGCCCAGTCCGGGCAGGCCGTGCTCCACACAGGTATCATCCGTTGCCCTCATTATCATTATTCACCACCAGGCGGGGTGGTGGTGGCACCGCAAAACGGTTAGCCGCTTTTTTCGCCGCGTCACCTTTTGCCGATTTTTTACCGGCATCCCCTTTTTTGTGGTGCGTGAACTGCGCCAGCTTATAAGCCGCATCCAGCGCCAGCCTGGGGTCGGTATTAATGTTCTCCACCAGAAGACGCCCCATCGCTTTCACCGGATCGGGAAGACCGTCCTCCATATACTCAATACCAGGAGATATCACCACGGGCGGTGGCATCTCCGGATTTGTTTCGTCCGGCTGTGGTATTGCAGCCGCCTCACGGCGACGGGGTTTATCCTCCGGCTCTGATTTTTTCTGCCGATAAACAGGAACCTCATCCACCTCCACCGTCTCGCACTGTTTACGGGCTATAAACGCAAGCACCTCCGGATCTTTTGCCAGCTGCGAGCCTTTAACCCTGGCTGTCTTCGCCGAATAACCGGCGGCAAGGGCTGACGCTGTTTTGTTTTTCCCGGACATGAGCGCCAGCGCAAATTTTCGTTTTTGCGTTGTCAGCACAGCCTCCTCCCGGGTCCAGAACGCACTCAGCCGGGTATGGTTCAGCCCATTTTTCCCGGCGTCTCATGCCGCAAATGTTAACTGCTGCCTGGTTAACATTTGCTGAAAAAGCCTGTTAACATTTTTTCCGCACAACAAACTGAATAATAAAGATAAAAACCGCAAAAATGCCCGGGCAGCCAGTTAACATGTTAACTGCCCTGAAACGGGAATTTTTTCTCTGCGTGAGAGGGGGCGCGGTGTCCAGGGCGATCGTTTTTTTTCGCCGGATGATCCCCCCCGGGTCTGGTCACAGGCCAGTGATTCCGTCGGCCCTGAGCGTGCCATCAGGAAGCTCAGGCAACGTCGGATCAGGCATACCACTCGCCGCTTCACTCGCTGACTTCTGGCGATGGCATTCAGTACAGAGGGTCCAGAGGTTCGTCTCCTCATTACCACCACCGAACTGAAGTGCAATGCGGTGATCGAGTTCACTGTCACAAAGGTCAACCACGCGTCTACAGAGACAACAGTGTCCGGCATCCCTCCGCCAGATACGACGTTTGAGGGAAACCCGGGCACTGCCACTGACACGACGCTGTTCCCCCCTCAGGACATTTATCCGCCGGGTGTTCAGAGTTTTGATTCTGCCCGGTAACGTACGAAGCACAGCCATGTAAAATCCTCGCCATATAGCTTGTCACCAGAGGAAAGAAAATGTCATCGAAAAACCGGCCCCGCAGAACAACAACCCGCAACATCCGATTTCCAAACCAGATGATTGAACAAATTAACATCGCTCTTGACCAGAAAGGTTCAGAAAATTTTTCTGCGTGGGTCATTGAATCTTGCCGCCGGGAGCTGGCAGCAGACATAAAATATGCCCGTCAGTTGACTATAAAAAAGAATGATACACAGTATGCTCTGCGATGGCTGTTCATATAACTATTTCTTTATATTGCTGAATTTATAAAAACTCACAGACATTAGCTGTATTAATTCCGAATTGAAATAATCAGCCATATAGAATAAAAATAAAGCATAACAATAATAATCTTCTACCCAATCAGTACATTACTGCTGTGACTCCAACACGGCAGTTTTTTTATTGAACAGATTCCAGTTTCTTCCACCATCGCACCGGACGGGCGACCATGAGGGGAGAACGCCGCGCTCCGTTTACGCGGTAAACCCCGGTGTGTATCGTTTTTGATTATCCCCGCACACTCTCGCAGAGGAGTCTCCCTGTCGGGCTGCGGTCTCTGTTAATGCAGGAATACGGCGACGATACGGCGCATCAGCAAAACTTAGTTCAGGCACTGAGTGCGGATATAGTCCTGTGCCCCTTCCAGCTGCTTCTGCATTGTCATCAACCGTTCTCTGAGGATGAAATAATCCCGTTCAGCGGTGTCTGCCAGTCGGGGGCCGGTTGCATTATCCACGCCGGAGGTGCCGGTGGCTTCACGCACGGTACCGGAGCAGGTGGCGTTGATCCGCAGGCGCTTACGACCAGCGGCAACATCAGCACGCAGAGTTTCATTTTCAGCTCTCGCATCGGCTAACTCCCTCGAGTATTTTGCATCGAGCGCAGCAACATCACGCTGGCGCACCTGCATGTCAGTAATGGTGGCATTCGCCTGTTCCAGCTCTCTGGCTTTTTTATCGCGCTGCGCTTTGTAGGTGAGCGCGTTGTCACGGTAATGGTTTGTTGCCAGCCACAGCGCACCATAGCCAACCGCCAGGACAATAATCACCACACACAGAACACGGTTCATCTCTCTTTCACCCCACCAGTCCCGATAACGTCAGGACTCGCCAGGCGGTGGAAAAGAAAATGGCAACCAGCATGACTAAAAATGAAATGCCGACAAGTACACAGAGGCTCTTCACCAGCGTTATGAGTTTATCTGATATCATTAGCCACCCCATCAATCCGCCTTTGTTATTTTCCCTTTGCCTGTATCAGCCAGGACAAAATCAATCAGCATATTCGCTTCATTTACCAGCGTACGGATTTTTGATACATGCGCGGCTTTAACCTGTTTCCACTCATTCAGCCCGGTAGCAAACACACTGGCAATGTTTTTATCCCGTTTCATGTCAGCACAAGCCTGGTTGAGTTCTTCCATCACGCTCATTTTACGGGGATTAACGACAAAACCCTTCGTCCAGTACTCGTAAAGAACATCGTCGCACTCTTCCTGATACCGGATGACCTTATCGCGGATTTCGGGTTTTACTTTGTTGGGATTAATGGTTTGTAGCCAGCCGGCAAGTTTTCGAAGTGGCATGGACACCATATTGCGTTGTTTCCCATCCTCAGCAACCATAACGATTTCCGTTATAGTTGACGCAAAACGCTGTCTTAACTTAGCCAACTGTGATTGCCAGGCCAGCCCCATCCCCGCAACGACAGGTTTCATGGGAACGTATGGTTCGCCATTATGGTTAACTACATAAAGAGAGTTGCCGTGAAACGGCACGGCCATCATATTCATCGGTTATTTCCTTTTAGTGATGAACCTTGTCTCACAGGAATCCAGCCCACAGAAAGGCACCGACAGCCAAACCGGTATCCTCAAGGGTCATCCTGAAAGGTTCTGTGTTGTGAGATGCGCGTGAGATGCGCAGAAATGACAAAGGCATCATTACGGTGCCTGAGTGTTAAACAACTGTTTGACTTTATTCACTTACATTTTGCCAATTTGCAGGATTTCGTGTTATCCGTCCATGTAAGCAAACCTCATTTTTCAGCAAAATATTCTGCTTATCTGTCGATTCCCCAGCACGCCAGCGCGCTCTCCTGGTCACGACGGGATACCTGACCGTAACAGTTATTTGAGCGAATACGGCAGTCCCTGCCACCGTCCTTAATCCACCAGCGAATCGCTTCGCAGGCACCTTTTCGATCTCCTGCATTAATCCGTCTGTAAAACGTCGACGGGAAACACTTACCGGGGCCAATGTTGTACGGACAGAATGACGCGATCCCCGCTTTCTGGGGTTCGGTCAGCGGCACTCTGATGTTTTTCTCCACCCATGCCAGCGCCTTATCACGCTCAATGGCGTTAACCCGGTCGCATTTTTCCTTCGACAGCTTCATGCCAGGAATAACAGGCTTACCATCCCCCCGGGTGGCTCCACGGCAGATGGTCCAGATACCCGCACCATCACGGTATGCTGTGGTGTGGTTACCTTCCTTTTCATCCAGAAACTGGTCGAGGATTTCAGGCGCAGACGCCCCTGCACCAATCAGCGCCAGAACGGCAGCCGACAGGCCGTATCTGATTTTTGCGTTCATGGATATTTATCAGGGTTTATCGATTTCAAATCCCTGGATATGTTAAGTCTTCAGGCCAGCGGTGGAGTCTTCAGAGAACCCGTAATTATTCCCGGTAGTTTTCCTCTGTAGGTTATCAACACATCCTGCGCCTCTAAAATTACGGGACGCTTTTCCGGTAACGGACCATCCCCTTCACATAACCCGGCAGCAACATCCATGAAAAACTGCTTCGCCTGCTTTTTCGCCTCAGCTTCGTAAAACTCCAGCGTGGCACCTTCAGTACGGTCAAGACTAATCGCCACATCTGGCAACAACAGTGACGGATACCCACCAATTTCCGGTGCCACAGTAACAGTAATCTTATCCGGGTAATTATTTATCCCTTTAACAACCAGTTCGTATTTTTTCTTCATCACTTTACTCTCCCCGCGCCGCCTTACGCCGGTCTTCTTTAATCTTGAAATACAGGTTCGTCAGATATGTCAGCAGCCCAAACAGCAGACTCCCCAGCACGCCTATCGCCACCCACTGGGACGGAGAGACTTTGTCCAGCAGCTGCAGTAACCAGTATCCCGTCCCCACCGCTGACGTGGTGTATGACACACCCGTTGTGATTTTTTCCATCTGATGTATGTCTCCGTCACCGCCAACAGAAAATGAAAGTAAAGAAAACAAAAAAGCCGCCAGTGTCACCCACTGACGGCCAACGCCGGAGCCGTGATTATGGCATTCAGGCTCTGCTAAAAATGCCAGATAACATTCCGGCCCCCCGATTCAGGTTATAAATGACACAATATCTTGACAACACCGTCACTGTCTGTCAGAAATACTGCAATAGAGACATGTGAATAACTATCCTTTGAGCCAGCACCTCTCCACCGAAAGTCATGCTGGCTGTTTTTTTCCTTAATAAAGCATCTGTAACTGAAACAATCCGCATATGATAATATATTGACAGCATCATGCTTCGTGAAAAAAGTTTAAACATAAACCTTTACCAGTTTCTCGTCAGTCGCTGGCTTTTTTTATTATGCTGCCGGTGCATTTATCTCCAGCATCAGACTTTCTATCTCAACGCCATACGCTGCATTTTTTGTAACATCCGTCAGCGTCAGCGCATTCAGTCCCAGTGTCAGACTGTCTTTTATAACCTGGAATGCCGGGCCAGCCACTCCATTCAGTTCGGAGTAACCGTGGCACTGCCGGCGGTGAACACCAGCTCCAGCGTCTGCCAGTCGTTACCGTAATCGCCGAACTCCCCCAGCTTCGTGTTTCCGGCTTTCCTGTGATGCATCAGATTCACTCTGCCGTCAGTGGTCTGAGTGAAGTACGACATCAGGAACGGATTACCGGTACCCGTCATCGCCACACCATCAGGAACGGGAGCTCCGTATACAGATAAATCCCCAGCCCGAACTGATTGTTGGTCAGTGCGCCTGACAGGCGGAACTTACAGGTCAGTCTGCCGCCCTGTGTCAGCAGGGTAATTGCGTCATCCACCGGATGCGTCAGGGACCAGGTTTTATTGCTCTGCCTGGTGATCTTAAATACACCATCTGACAACTGAATTCCGCCATCCTTAATGCTCCAGCCCTGCGCAGCAGCCTCTCCGGCTGCCGGCAGCAGGGAGATTGTGCGAACGGACGTATCTGCAGACGGACCCGATGGCGTGTTGCCGCCGGGCGAGGGTTTGATTTCCGGTGCCTTACCACTGATGAAGGCTGAGGTGCGCCCGGCTGCGTTCAGAATAGCGGTTGCCAGACGATCCGGAATAATGCTCCTGCGCGCCCATGAACTGAAATGTGTCGGGCGGTTTGATGATACCTGGTTTCCATTCGTTCTCGATGCCGCACCGTAATATCCTGATGCCGGAATATCCGGATCTTCTGCCGGCGCGTTAGTGGCGGTATTGACGCCGTTACCGTCTGTCATGAAGGGCACAAAATAAACGCCCTCACTCTCCCTGTTTTTATACCCGCCGTACACGGTGTCGTACTGGGTAGCGTATGTATTTTTCCAGTAATACGTCGTGTCACCACAAATCCACGGCACATCTGCAGCACTGCCACCATGGCACTGCGCGTTAAACACGGAGAGGTCAGCACGAAACTGTGTCAGCATGGCTGTAAACAGCGCAGGTTGCTGTGCGTGGGTGGCGGCGCTCATGTCAAACTCTCCCTGCATCCAGCACACCGGCCAGCAACACATTTTTCGGGTTCTTCTGTAATGCAGCTTTGTGCGCGCAATCAGGTCCTGATATAACGGTTACCCACACCCCAGCGCGCCGAATCCTGGCTGGCCCCCGTGGACTCGCTGAATATCCCCTCCGCGCCCTGGGTAAATGCCGAACCACCACGACAGCATGGTACCAGCAGGATCCCGCGTTATTCGGGATATACGGGAGCAGTTTTTTGGCAATATGTAACCCCTGGCCGACACAGCCGTACTGCCCTTTGCTCAGGTCTGCCTTCGGATGATTCAGCGTACTCATATCCTGCACATCATGCAGGCAGTGGTCGGCCGGAATAATATCGTTATATCTGCAGGCAGCCCCACCCGGCGTCACTGTACTGCGGCGCGCCAGCTGTTTAATGCGCGGATCCGGAGCATCGTATGAATCCGGCAGCGGAAGCCCTTCACCGTAAGCCATGGCATTGGACTGCCCGGCCAGTACGATGACGTAGTACCAATCCGGCTCAGTTGCACCACTGACCACCACATCACCTTCTGCTGTAATCGCCTGCATCAGGGTATAAGGGGTTATGGCCACCGGACTACCAAACGGCTGCCAGCCCTCTTTCAGTTTGTGTGTCAGCTTTTCCGCAAGGTCTGACGGCGACGCCGCCCTGACAACATCATAATGTTTAATCGACATCGAATTTCTCCCGTGTACAGGAACAGAGTTAAAAAGCCGGAACCGGAATCAAATCACAGGATGACCATCTGCCAGTGGCTGGTCGTAAAAAAAAGCCGCGCCATGCGCAGCCGGAAATAAAGGGATAACGATGATAGTTTGAGAAAAACAGAAACAACACTTTTGTGGCAAAGCATGGTGCCGGGTGCCTCCCGGTGAATTCAGTATCAGCACCTGAATCCGCGATTATCCCATATACCTGGTTGCTGATCGCCCCTCCGCACAGGGGGATTCACCATGCAGAAGTGTTTTTAATAAACAGCAAACAAAAAAATCAAGCATTATGCAGGCTGTTTCTTTTTATCACCGGCCACAGCAATACCACAATGCCGCAGACCAGCACCCCATCCGCCAGCACCGACATGATTCTGCTGGTGAAATCCACCATCACCACCAGAAACAGCAGGAGTGCAGCCACAGCCAGGCGCAGTTTTACCGTCACAGGTGATTCTCCAGACGAAGACCCAGAACACCGGCAATCTCTTCCAGCACCTTGCGCTCTTCCGGCTCAATTTCGCCGTCTGCCTCCGCAATGGCCACCGCCACATCCAGCACATCTTCCGCTTCACGCGTATCGTGTTTCACATCCTCAATCTCACGTAACGCCGCACGACGACCAGTTTTAAAGTTCGTATCCAGCTGACCGATAATGGTTGCGCTAATCGCATTAATTTCTGACGTAAACGCGGACAGCGCAGGCTGATTACGCAGTACCTGTTCGATCTTCGCTTTCTCGGATGCCTCACATTCACCATCTGCACAGGCCACCAGGTATGCGGCGTTAATCACCACCTGTGCCAGATCGCGTTTTTCAAACTTTTTAATTTCCGTTGCCGCTCTGCGGGTTTTCTTTTTGAAGATTCCAAACATCGTGACGTTCCTTTGGGTGGGTGAGCCAACGCCCGGGAGCGATCTGCCCACAGAGAAAGTCACACTGACCACTCCGTAAGCTCACCCCCGAAAGGCTCTGTGGTTGGTATGCGCCGGGCGTGGCGCAGATACAAAAAAGGCCCGCCGAAGCGAGCCTGGAAAATAAGTGTGGCGCGTTGTAGTGGAGTCGAACCACTGACCGATTGCTTAGAAGGCAATTGCTCTGTCCGGCTGAGCTAACAACGCAGAATACCGATAATGGACCGCCATCGGGACCCGGCCCCGCACCAACAACCCTGTTATGGTGTCGTCTGCTCTTCCTGATAAGCTAATGGCGGTTTGTGATGGTGGCCCTTGCTGGATTTGAACCAGCGGCCTGGCGATTATGAGTCGCTCGCTCTCACCACTGAGCTAAAGGGCCGGGCGCAGGATAATAACGTTACGAAATCAATGTTGCAAGCATTCAAGAATCACCTGGTTAAAAATTACCCTTACTTCCTCCACCAGCGCATTCACCATGTCTATCCGAGATAAGTGGCACAAAAAAACCCGCTTGTGGGCGGGTTTTGTTTGCTTTTGCCATCACGTACAAAATCGGCAAAATATCAGATTTGCATGAAATATATGCCTTTCAATCTACTTTTGCAACACTTTGCTTTGAAAATGCCGCCTTTTGTTTTGAACGCGTTCTCATTACAAACAATAAAGCCTCACTATCCAGTCGGTGAAAAATGTGTTTCATTGCAACCCAGTGACGAGTAAATGTTTTGGACCAGTTTTTAGTTGTCACTCCCACCAGTAATGCCAGCTCCTTGTATTCATAACCTTCCCCACCAAAAAGTTCTGCTTTTACTGCCTGCGCCGCCAGCCAGATTAATTTTTTCAGGCGTTCCTGCGTTTTCCCTGCAATTTTTCTGGTACCGGATTGAGTATTAAATTCATTCCACGCCCACTGTGTTATCGCGATCTGATATTCCCAACAAATACTCCCGCTGTAACACCACAACAACCAGGCTTTATGATGTTCTTCAAGAGACAGAACAGCCCGCCGCCACGATGATGTCGAAAACTCAACCGGACTGACCAGAGGAATTGACGTCACCTTCGCCAGCGATTGCTTTCCCGGGATTGGTGGATTATCCCGCGTTATCATTTTTCCAGTCACTTCATCGCGGTACCGGATTTTTTTTCGCCTGTAACGCCCTGTATCGAACATGGCATTCTCCTGCCAGGCTTCAAGCTGACCTTTTGTTGCCCCACTCAAATCAGCGGTGGCGATAATGAGCTGCTCACGCACAAACTGTAAATAGTGGTTATTCATGCGCACTCCAGTTCTGTGATTTTTATCCCCAGCCGCTCACCAGGAACGAGCTGACCGCGCACAATATTGATTTCATCAAACTGCTCGTCGTCTATGAGAAGTCCGGCATGCGTCAGCACATCCAGTGGTGCTTTCAGGATATTGTCCAGGTCACGACGGCGCTTATCCGGTGGCTCTGCAATAATCTTTATCACCAGCCTTCCGGACAGGTTTAATTTCAGCCGCTGCTGGCGAACAATAAGTGCCACATCCCGGCGATAACGCTCACCGGCTTTTGATACAAAATATGTGCTGCCACGACGTCGCCAGTAGGTGTTCACCGTCGGCGGGTAAGGCAAAACAAACTCTATACGCATCAGTAACCTCTTTTACCCGAGCACGCCGGTTGCAAAGGCGTGATCAAGAAAACGAAAAATTAAATCAACCTGGGAACCATGCTTTTCTTCGAACGCCAGCGGATCCGCATGAAGCTCGTTGTGATGCTCCCGACACAGCGGTAGCGTGAAAATATCGTGGGATTTTGTTCCCATTCCGCCCTGACCATGACCAATCAGATGATGAGGATCGTCCGCTGGCTTACCACAACACGCACACGGCTGTGTCTTTACCCAGCGTGTGTATTTCTCATTTACCCAGCGGCGACGTTTAGGTCGTTTCATGAAGGATTCCGGAGACTCCGGATCAACGGCAATGCTGACCACCGTCTTTTCCTGTGGTGGGTTCTGTTGCTGGTGGGTGTGAGGCGGTAGCGCAATATTTTTTGTGCGCTGCTTCAGTATGCTGGTGGCGGTCTGTTCTCCCGGTATGATGTCGCTTTCACGGTATACGGAGCGGATTTTTTCCGCACGCAACCCCAGCGAACGACGTAATACCGCTTCCGGTAGCGCGTCCGCCACCTGATTGCGGACCGCCCACCAGGATAATTCAGCCAGAGATAATTCACGCTCCTGTGCGCCATTCATTGCGTGACGGATGATGTCAATCATCCAGGCGGCCAGATTCTGTTGAGCAAGTTGATCCAGTGAATCAGATGTCTGCTCCCGCAGCTGGTTGTCGCAGTGCCAGCACAACACCATCGCGCCGGTACCGTAACGGTGAATGACGGTTTCGCTGTGATGATAATCACCGTGTAGCCACTGGCAGGATTTCACGTGACGTAATAACCAGTCAGACAGTGCACCAGCGCCACCCGCAGCACGGATCACCCGCTCATCGCTGAAAAATGGCAGTAGTGATTTATCTTCCGCCAGCGGCTGGTGAACGGCAGGTACAACCCCGGACGGCAGAGCTCGCATGCTTTTTGGTTCCGGCTCCACCAGTATTCTGCCGTTATGGAATGCTGACATTGATTCACGGCCTGGCTTAACGATAACCAGACCGAGTTCCGGTACCAGAACAGGTCGAAGTAATACCCGCACATTACCTCCAGATCCGTTGCTGGAATGTGCGGGACGGACGCGGTGGCCGTTCGGAGTAAGGGAGCCTGACGGAGATTATCCAGTGACGGTAGTCGAGGCTAAGGGCTTTTTTAACCTCGCATCCGCGCCTGCGGTAACACTGAATGAGCCATTCGGCCTGTTCTTCAGTGCATGGGGGATGCTGGTACCAGTCAGATTTGAATGCGTAAAAACACCGTCCGCGCCTGCTGGCAAAGACGGCAGAATCATCAGAATTGTATAATTTGGTATCGTGCGCCATCGGTTGTCTCTGCTGGCGCAGCAGGTGCCAGTTGTTCAGGCTGGCGTGCGAATTGTAAACCAGAATGCCAGGAAAAAACAAAACCCGCCGAAGCGGGTTAAGTGCGGGTGCGTTGAGGATGCCTGATTCATCAGAGGTGGCGAGGGATTTCTCCCTCGCCGGGTCTCTTACTCCTCAGGTTCGTAAGCTGTGAAGACAGCGACCTCCGTCTGGCCGGTTCGGATTCGTACCTCGCAGAGGTCTTTCCTCGTTACCAGTGCCGTCACTATGACGGTAATACAGATGACGATCAGGGCGATTAACATCGCCTTTTGCTGCTTCATAGCCTGCTTCTCCTTGCCTTTCGGCGCGTAAGAGGCTAACCTACATGTGTCTAGCATGAAATTGGCCTCAGATTAATGTTAGGCGTCTTGCAGGACGCGTAATGTTAACTGGGGCTTTTCTCTGTCTGCCTTACGGTGGCATGCCCGAGGCAGACAGCCTCAAGCACCCGCAGCAATTCTACTTAACTCTCGCTTTACCGCAAACCGTTTTTACCCGATATGGGAATTCCCATATCGTAATGAATTCAGTTCCCTAGTCGATCCATCAAAAACACAACCAGGCAGTAAACGCCCACAACAGCAATAACAGCCAGCGCACCTTCCATTGCCAGTGAAATATCATCCGACATATTCCCTCCTTTGGTGTGAATCCCGGCGAACGTTTTTACCCCCACCGACAAATAACATATACTAAAAAATCAATAGCTATAGCAACGCCTGTAATTGCAAAGGCTTCAGGCCAGATCATTGGCGCACCTCCTGCGGCGGTTCTGGTAGCGGCATCCAGTCGGTTACATTGCGGCTCTGTGTTTCGAAAAATTCATCACCATTACGGACTACATCAAAAAACTCACCGTCTCGATATTGCGCATAAAGAACGAATGCGCCATCACATAAAATAATTACGTGCTGACCATCATCCGGCATTCGCTCACTACAGCTTATCCAATCATCCAGAGTTACCGGATAGTTGGTTGACGTTTCCGAGATTTCCCGAAAATTATTGGTTGACGAACCCTTTTTTTCCCGAAAGTTTCCAGCCTGAAGCATGGCGGCGCTGTCTGGCGGGGCAGCATATAGCGGCACGTATATTTCCGGTTCCTTATCAGCACCGGGTTGCTCTTCCAGTGAGAATGTCTTTCCGGTAAATCGATTCATATAAAGCACGGGCTCTGCTTCCAGCGAAGCCTGAGCAACAAGGGCCAGTGCTAAATCCAACTCAATTGCCTCGAGAGAATTTTTGAATGCTGTCTGTTTTACTGCAAATTTCATCGCCTTTACATTTTCACTAACATGACTGATTAACTGCTCTTTTGTAAAAGTGGTCATCTCATTCTCCTTTGATGCGAATGCCAGCGACAATTGAAGCCTGATAGCTAATTCACTCACAGTACCGCCTCCTGAAAATTGCCCTGATAGAACGCCAGTACACGCAGCATAACTTCACTCTTCCGGCACTCGCCACAGATTATGTTCTGTTGTCTGTCGTAGCGGCGTATTTCTCCGTCTGGTAACTTTCGAATCAATGTCTGGTCGGTTGCTTTCTCCGCTGCCTTACGCCATACGCGATACACCTGTTCTGATGTAAAAACACCGTATTTACCGGGCATGTATAAATCGCCACAAGCCAGTACATCCACAAGGCAACGTCTGACTGAATGCCAGCCTGCTCCCGTCGCTCTCTCCAGTTGTGATATCGTCATGCGTTCATTTTTGCGTACCAGCCCGATAATTCGGGCCTTCAGTTCTTCACGCTGTTCGTGTGTAAAAGGTTTCGCCATAAGCGCCTCCGGCTATCACTTTTCCGATACAACACGGCGGGAAGAATCAGTAATCTGTCGAACAATATCCCGGTGCTTGTTCAGCTCCCGCAGCGCGGCGCAGACTCGCTCCCACTTCTGAACATCACTTTTCGCCCTGCGCAGCGCCAGGTTTGCCCTGCGCAGGGACGGAAAAATCAGCTCATCTGCTTGCGTTTCGGTAAACGATGGCAACGGCTGCACAATGTCCGCCACAGTTTCTGTTTTAATTTCTTCCTGTGTTGCGGCTTCCCGGACTGGTAACGCAGCACCTGCTGGCTGAGGAAAGGCCTTACCATCATTTTTCGTTACCGGCGCGGCTTTCGGATCTGCTGGTAAATTACCCCCCGACATGCAGTAACGAAATTTACCGTTCTGATTAACGCGTGCCAGCCGCCCCGTTGCGGTTACCACCGCCAGCGTGGAAGCAACCTTGCGAGTACTGACGCCGAACTTACCCGCCAGTTCCTCACACGTTTTAGCACCATCCTGACCGATAAACTCAACCATCATGTCTGCGGTAACTTTTGGAGCGACCTCTTCGGTTACCACATCCGGCGCTTCAGGTTGTAGTGCCTGCCCTTCGGTTACCCCGGCTTCACCTTCGACAGCCAGAAACCAGGTGTGACCCGTTTTATCAACAACGCCATTTTTTTGAGTTCCCACAGTTCGTTAAGAACTTCTTCACGGCTGATATCAAGCCGCGCCGCCAGTTCAACAGAATTGGCTTTTCCCATCGCTTTCAGTGCATGCAATACAGTTTCCATCGAAAATTTACCTCGTCAAAAATTCTCACATACCCTGACGTCCAACGTTTGACCGCCAGCTCTCCCAGTTAAAATTCACCCAACGACCACCATTCATGGTCATACGGTCCATCACCCGATCTCCGAGGAGTGTGCTCATCGCTGCGTGATTCAGGTTCGTCAGCATTCCGACACTACGCATCGAAGCCGTTCTGCGGTCGACTATCTGGTTCAGCGTGACCTGCTCGTTGCGCGTATCCCGCTGCATGCCAATTTCATCAAGGACCAGAAGGTCAACTCCACAAAGCTCCTGTAAAAATTTTTCCCCGGACTGGCCGTTGTCGTAGCCGTCATGCAACACGCTCATGACATCGGACACGGTGACGATAATCACGCTTCTCCCCTTCGCCATCAGCCGATTGCCAATCGCTGCTGCCAGGTGATTTTTACCGGTACCAGGTTTACCGCTGAACACGAAGTTTGTACATCCGGTCATCAATTCATCGGCAATGGATTTCGCCTGGCTCAGAGCATGGCGCTGACCGTCGTTCTGCACCCGGTAGTTCCCGAATGAGCACTTCCTGTGAAGCGGCTGGATGCCCGCACGGTTCAGGATTTTTTCAACCCGCACCTGATGATTCAGGCGGTTAATCTCCTCGCTGCGTTTTCGTCCTTCAGCAAGTTGCCATTCCCGCCACTCCTCCACCGTCCGGTACGGTGGAACCGCCCCCTGTGGTGCAAGTCTGCGAATACGTTCAAGAACCCCAACTGCCGCAATGTTTTTCATGACACGTCACCCCCTGAATCCCGGCGGTATTTCAGTGTCCGGTTCAGAAATGTGATTCACGCAACGCTGCGCGGGCGAACGCCCCAGGCGGATAACCAGTTCATCCCATTTTTCCCGGAGTTTTGCCGGACTCATGATGTTTTTTACCCAGAACGAATCCCGCTGGAGACGCCCAAACATTTCACAAATTTGTCTGTGAGTTCTGCCATCCAGCATCCGCATTGTCCGCACGTCATTGGCCCATGCAGTCCAGTTGGGTTCTTTCGGTCTCGTGATCTCGCCATCATCGCTGGCCGCCTGCTCGTAAAGACTCACGATTCGTCCCCAGATCCACTGTGCGCACACCAAATCTTCCTGACTTCCCCACTGGCGTTTTTTCGCACTGAACACAACCGCGTCAGGGTGTCGGGTTAAAAAATTCTGTTCAGCCGTCTGCGGGTCCGGTTGCGAAGCGTCCGGACAAGAAGATCTTTTATCTGACGGATCAGGTTTTAATACTGACGGATCGGGGTCAATCATCGCCCCCCTAATCGGCAGTTTGTTATCAACAGTTGATCCATCAAAATTTGACGGGTCAACCGTTGAGGGGGCAATATTTGACGGGTCAACTGTTAACGGGTCATTTTTTGCCGGGCTAATTTTTCTTTTCGGTTTATATGACTCACGCGCCGCCGCAGCAGCTGCTTCGAGTTTTTCCACATTAAGCCGATAGATATTGCTTACATTACGCCCACCGACCTTACGCTCTTCCTTCGTCAGCCAGCCCTCTTTCGCCAGTTCTGCAATAGCCGATTTCACTGTGGATTCACTTCTTGCACCGATCTGACGCCGGATAGTTTCAATGGCAGGCCATGACACGCCCTCGTCATTGCTGTAGTCTGCAAGACGGGCCATAACCGCCACCCTGGATAAGATCATGCCGGTGAAGGCGCACCCTTCCCAGACAAGACCATGAAGCTTGCTGCTCATAAAACCCCCGAACACCGTGCTTTTAGTGCATCACCACAGCATTCCCTGCCGGGCCGCCGCGATTCATCTGGTCATACAAAACAACCGCTGACGCAACAAAATCATCGACATCCTTCACCAGCCGATCCCTCCGTTCGACGATCTCACGGTAATATTCAGAACTGTGGCTGCGCATACGGGCCACCAGCAAAGGCGGCATCGCCTTTTCGATCGCCGGTAACAGAGCCTGCATTTTTTCAACAGCATCAGGGGTGTCTTTATCCAGCCAACGGAAAATTTTCTGGGTATTACGGGCCAGGGCTTCCGGATGGCTGTCGTCATACAGTTCCGGGAACGTCATTCCCAGCTCGAAATACGCTTTGGTAATTTTCGCAGCCGGTACTTTTTCGCCGTCCGGATGCGCCCAGACATTCATCGCCATGCGGATGTGTTCATGCTTGATTTTCATGAATCAACTCCATCAGATAAGCATGCACTACAATCACCTTCAGCATGAACTACATGTGTTTGCCCCAAACGAATGCCGCTCGCATACTCAGGCCAAATAAGCTCCCAATCATGGGGTCGTAGCTCCGCCCTACTTACTTGGCCTTCCGTCGCAGATTCGATCATAAGGGCGCGGGTTGGAGATATAGCTGTTCGTCCAGACGCCATTTGCGATAAGTAAGATGGCGATACACCAAGTCTGGCCGCGAATTTCTTAGCATCACCAACCCTTAATGATTTAATAAACTCTTTTAATGTCATACCTTCCTCGGTTTAGTGTTTTTTTGCGAGTTTAGTGTTTAATAAACCATTAAGTCAAGTATTTGCTTGTTTAGTGATTACTAAAGATAATTACCACATGCAAAAAAAAGAAATTCGCCGTTTACGTCTCAAGGAGTGGTTTAAAGATAAAACTCTGCCACCCAAAGAGAAGAGCTACCTATCTCAACTAATGAGTGGGAGAGCCTCGTTTGGAGAAAAGGCTGCCAGAAGAATAGAGCAAACATACGGGATGCCGGAAGGGTATCTGGATGCGGAATACGCAGAACAACCGGGGGGTTCTCCACCACATGCAGGGTTAACGTCTAATCAACTGGAATTATTGCAGATTTTTTCAGCCTTCCCTGAGGATGAGCAACGCCAGATAATCAGCGAGTTAAAGCAGAAAAAAGAATCAATGGAAGATCTCATAGCGAGATGGATTGCGGCGCAAAAATGCCGCCGCGCCTGAGTTATAAAACCGGAGGAAACATGAATAGAGCCCTTTCACCAATGGTTTCTGAATTTGAAACCATTGAACAAGAAAACAGTTACAACGAATGGCTGCGTGCGAAAGTAGCAACGAGCCTTGCAGATCCGCGCCCAGCAATTCCCCATGACGAAGTTGAGCGCAGAATGGCAGAACGCTTTGCTAAGATGCGCAAGGAACGGAGCAAGCAGTAAAATGTTACCCGTGTTATGGCTTGAAAGCGCAGATACCGACCTAGATGATATAACTAGTTATATTGCTCGTTTCGACATAGATGCGGCTGAACGCTTATGGCAGCGATTAAGGGGTTGTGTGCTGCCGTTATCCGAACATCCGTATTTATACCCACCAAGCGACAGAGTACCTGGCTTGCGTGAGATTGTAGCCCACCCTAACTATATAATTCTATACCGCGTAACAACATCAAGCGTTGAAGTAGTAAACGTGATCCACGCAAGACGCCAGTTTCCCTAACTTTCACTACCAATAGAAACATAACAACCGCAACGACTTTATCAAAAGCGTTGTGTTTGTTATGTCCCGCGGTTTAGTTTTTACTTGACTTAAGTTTAATGTTTATTAAACTAAAAATACCAACCCACCCCGCCCCACAGAACGCAGGGAAATACTTCGAGTTACCCGGCAGTGGTCAGGGGTTAAGTAGCCAGCCCGAGGCGTATGAACATGACGGCAGGGTTCAACTTTAATAACTATGCAGCAGTTTTTTGTTCCGCTACCCCGGCGTTAAGGGGAAACAGAGGGTTTCTCAGTGGGCGAAGTCAAACATCAGAATGGAAGGCATCCCGGGATCGGCAAAGAAGCAGCAATGGCGCTTTATATTGACATCAGCGCCATTGCAGGACAGGTAAGAGTTATCAGAGCGGTAACTAAGCGGTATGCGCCTTTACTTCAGAAAGTCTCTGGTGAGTGCACCGAAGATATTGTCAACGATTTCGTCATCGAACTGCGAGGACTCATCTTCAGTTACAAGGTGACCACAATTTTTGCAGATGGCTCCCGCGAAACTGTCAGAGCCCTGCGGCTTAAAGGATGTGTCAAAGACTTCGCCACCACATTCTGGGCAAGAAAACTTGATTGTATTCATAACCAATTTCCTCTCGAGTAACAGACCCCTCAGAGGATACCACCTCGCCTGACGTGGTTAAAAGCAGGCAACGCTAACCACAAGGAGCCGACATGCAGAAACGAGAACCCGTCATCATCGCGCCAGACTATACCGATGATGAACTTTATGAGTGGATGCACCAGAAAATTAATGCAGCGCAGGATCTGAAATGGGCCAATGAAGCCAGGGCTAAGCAGGCTGAAAATCTGTCCGCTCTGGAGCAGGATATCACCAATCTGGAAAAAGCAGCGGCATTAAGCATTGCCAGAATGATTACATACCCGCGTTAATAGCTAACCAACGAAGCTAAGGTTGGTAATTAAGGAGTTCTCCACGGGTGAGGTGGAGTGCGTGCGCCGGACACGGGTGAGCATACGGCACTGACAGTTTACTGAAAGGATATTTCCCTGAAAAGTCAGACCATAACGCGAAAGCGCACGGCGAGGTAGCTGGTTCATAGATAGCCTGTCGTTAAATTTTCGTCGACCGTGCGCTTCCGGTTGTGGCAATCCGCGAAATGGCGCGGCGGTAAGTATGGAGGGGTTATTCCTTCCCCCGTTGAGGACACCGGGTTGTCAGGTTGACCATACGCTTAAGTGACAACCCCGCTGCAACGCCCTCTGTTATCAATTTTCTGGTGACGTTTGGCGGTATCAGTTTTACTCCGTGACTGCTCTGCCGCCCTTTTTAAAGTGAATTTTGTGATGCGGTGAATGCGGCTGAGCGCACGCGGAACAGTTAAAACCAAAAACAGTGTTATGGGGGGATTCTCTGTATCCGGCGTTAATTGTTAACTGGTTAACGTCACCTGGAGGCACCAGGCACCGCATCACAAAATTCATTGTTGAGGACGCGATAATGGAAACGTTATTACCAAACGTTAATACGTCTGAAGGTTGTTTTGAAATTGGTGTCACTATCAGTAACCCTGTATTTACTGAAGATGCCATTAACAAGAGAAAACACGAACGGGAGCTATTAAATAAAATATGCATTCTTTCAATGCTGGCCCGTTTACGTCCGATACAAAAAGGATGCTGGCAATGAATACAGCATTTGCACTTGTTCTGACAGTTTTTCTTGTTTCCGGAGAGCCAGTTGATATTGCAGTCAGTGTTCACAGGACAATGCAGGAGTGTGTGACTGCAGCAACCGAACAGAAAATTCCCGGTAACTGTTACCCGGTCGATAAAGTTATTCACCAGGATAATAACGAAATCCCGGCAGGTCTTTAAAACAGTTCCGTAATAAACATCCGATTTCATTCTTATATGCCAGCAATGGCAGGGATTTGTTCACCCTTAAATCTGTAATGAGGTAAAACAAAATGAGTAAAGTCTTTATTTGCGCCGCCATTCCGGACGAACAGGCAATAAAGGAAGAAGGTGCCGTCGCTGTAGCCACTGCCATTGAAGCCGGTGATGAACGTCGCGCCCGCGCAAAATTTCACTGGCAATTCCTGGAACATTATCCGGCTGCTCAGGACTGCGCTTATAAATTTCTTGTTTGCGAGGATAAACCCGGTATACCCCGCCCTGCCCTCGATTCCTGGGATGCTGAATATATGCAGGAAAACCGCTGGGATGAGGCGTCTGCTTCCTTTGTCCCGGTCGAGACTGAATCCGATCCGATGAACGTCACTTTTGACAACCTGGCCCCTGAAGTACAGAACGCTGTCATGGTTAAGTTCGACACATGTGAAAACATCACTGTTGATATGGTGATTAGCGCACAGGAATTGTTGCAGGAAGACATGGCAACATTCGACGGCCATATCGTTGAAGCGTTGATGAAAATGCCAGAAGTTAACGCTATGTATCCGGAGCTTAAGCTGCATGCCATCGGGTGGGTTAAGCATAAATGTAAGCCTGGTGCCAAATGGCCCGAAATTCAGGCAGAGATGCGCATCTGGAAAAAACGTCGCGAAGGTGAACGCAAGGAAGCCGGAAAATACACGTCTGTTGTTGATCTCGCCCGCGCCAGAGCCAATCAACAGCACACTGAAAATTCAACAGGAAAAATCAACCCGGTCATTGCTGCCATTCATCGCGAATACAAGCAGACATGGAAAACACTGGATGACGAACTGGCCTACGCTCTCTGGCCTGGTGATGTGGATGCCGGAAACATTGACGGCAGCATCCATCGCTGGGCAAAAAATGAAGTTATCGACAACGGCCGCGAAGACTGGAAGCGTATCTCGGCATCAATGCGCAAACAGCCTGATGCCCTTCGCTACGACCGCCAGACTATTTTTGGCCTTGTCCGTGAACGTCCGATCGACATTCACAAAGACCCTGTGGCACTGAACAAATACATTACTGAATACCTGACTACAAAGGGCGTGTTTGAAGATGAAGGAACAAATCAGAGCGCAACTGATACTCTCTCGTCGCCAGTACCAGAAACTGATGCAGTGGAAACGGCAATTCCAGACAACGAAAAAACCGAATGCAAAGTGGAAGTCGAACCATCTGTAGAACGTGAGGGGCCGTTCTACTTCCTCTTCACCGACAAGGATGGCGAAAAATACGGTCGCGCAAACAAACTTTCTGGTCTGGATAAGGCGCTGGCTGCCGGGGCTACTGAAATCACAAAAGAAGAATATTTTGCCCGAAAAAATGGCACATACACAGGCTTACCGCAAAATGCAAATACCGCACAAAATTCTGAACAACCAGAACCGGTAAAAGTTACCGCTGACGAAGTAAAGAAAATTATGCAGGCAGCCAATATCAGCCAGCCTGACGCCGAGGAACTGCTTGCAGTATCACGTGGTGAATTTGTTGAAGGGATTAGCGACCCGAATGATCCGAAATGGGTTAAGGGGATCCAGACCCGCGATTCTGTGAACCAGAACCAGCAAGAAACGGAACAGAACGACCAGAAAGCGGAACAAAACAGCCCAAATACGCAACAAAACGAGCCAGAAACGAAACAACCTGAACCAGTAGTGCAACAGGAACCGGAAAAGATCTGCACCGCCTGCGGTCAGAGCGGTGGCGGCAACTGCCCTGATTGTGGTGCGGTGATGGGTGACGCAACATACCAGGAAATATTCGATGGAGAGAATCAGCCTGAAGTTCAGGAAAATGATCCGGAGGAAATGGAAGGTACTGCACATCAGCACAAGGAGAACACTGGCGGCAATCAGCATCATGCCAGCGATAGTGAAACTGGCGAGGCGTCAGATCCCTTAATTAAGGCGAACGGTCATCATAATCTCACATCCACCAGCAGAGCGGGGATTCATCTGATGATCGATCTTGAAACCATGGGAAAAAATCCCGATGCCCCGATTATCTCAATAGGTGCAATATTTTTCGATCCGCAAACCGGAGATATGGGACCGGAATTTAGTAAGACTATCGATCTGGATACTGCTGGCGGAGTCATTGATCGGGACACCATGAAATGGTGGCTTAAACAATCACGCGAAGCGCAATCTGCCATTATGACCGATGAAATCCCGTTAGATGATGCACTGTTACAATTGCGGGAATTTATCGACGAAAACTCCGGTGAATTTTTTGTTCATGTCTGGGGAAATGGAGCCAACTTCGACAACACGATTTTGCGCCGTTCATACGAACGGCAGGGGAGCCCCTGCCCGTGGCGTTACTACAACGATCGCGATGTACGCACAATCGTTGAGCTGGGGAAAGCCATAGACTTCGATGCCAGAACGGCTATTCCATTCGAAGGTGAGCGCCATAATGCACTTGATGACGCCCGTTACCAGGCAAAATACGTTTCAGCTATCTGGCAAAAACTGATCCCGAGTCAGGCTGATTCTTAATGTTCAACTGTCGCCGGTTGTGACTGGTATTCTGCAACCGGCGCTCGTCTGATGTAAGAGATAAAGAAATCGATGAGCGAAGTAATCATGATTGTCTCTCCCGGCAAATGGGTATCCGAAGAGCAGTTAATTGCGCTGAAAGGAATAAAAAAAGGTACGTTAAAAAAGGCCCGGGAAAAATCGTTTATGGAAGGAAGGGAATATAAGCATGTCGCTCATGACGGTATGCCATGGGATAACAGTCCATGCTTTTACAACCTGGAAGAAATTGATCGCTGGATTGAGCGCCAGGCATCAGCAAGACCAAGACGTCATCTTACTTGACTAAAAGCCACACTAACTAATGAGAGAAGTTGAAATGAAATATCCGACAGGCGTGGAAAACCATGGAGGGAAATTACGTATCTGGTTTGTTTATAAAGGCGTAAGAGTCAGGGAAAACCTGGGGTTCCTGACACAGCAAAAAACAGGCGCGTTGCAGGTGAGCTACGCGCCTCTGTTTGTTACGCAATAAAAACTGGTGTTTTCGACTATGCAAAACAGTTTCCCTCCTCACGCAATCTGGAAAAATTTGGTGAGGCCCGACAAGATTTAACCATAAAAGAACTGGCTGAAAAATTTCTGGCACTGAAAGAAACTGAAGTCGCAAAAACATCACTCAACACATACCGTGCCGTCATCAAAAATATCCTGAGCATAATCGGTGAAAAAAATCTTGCCTCATCGATTAATAAAGAAAAATTACTGGAGGTTCGTAAAGAGCTACTGACTGGATACCAGATCCCCAAAAGTAACTATATTGTTACACAACCAGGGAGATCGGCTGTAACTGTAAATAATTACATGACAAATCTTAACGCCGTGTTCCAGTTTGGTGTTGATAACGGTTACCTGGCAGATAACCCGTTTAAGGGGATCTCGCCATTAAAGGAATCAAGAACCATTCCGGATCCTCTTTCGCGGGAGGAATTCATCCGTCTTATCGATGCGTGCAGAAATCAGCAAGCCAAAAATTTATGGTGTAATACCGTCCTCAGTGGTGATTTTTAATGTGACGAAATTACGCCCCGGACAGGTAACAAAAACTTCAGCCTTTACGATCTTCAT